ACATGACTTCTGAAGTACGCAAACCTACATTTTTCACCTCAGACCTACATATCGGGCATAAAAGCGTACTGGAGTTTGATAGGCGGCCCTTTAGGGACCTGGAACACATGCACGATGTTCTTATTAGTAACTACAACGCAACCGTACCTGAAAGAGGTATTTGCTACTTTCTCGGTGATATTGGACTAGGTAGTAGTAGTTTAACTAGAGAAGTGGTTACACAAATGAACGGGGTTAAAGTTCTAGTAGTGGGGAACCATGACCGTGGCTACAATAGTTGCTACGAAATGGGGTTTGATGTTGTAATGCACGGCGCAACTATCTATTTAGGTGAGAATAGAATTACAATGAGTCATTGCCCATTGGCCGGCGTGTTTAGAGAAGACACCAACGGTATGAGAAATTCAACAGGTGACGAATGCTGGCACGGTGACATTAAGAATCGTAAATATAGCGTGGCGGACGAAGGACAATTCCATTTATCTGGTCACATACACTCCGGGCCCCACAACGATAAAAAACGCGAACTTGGACGACAATATGACGTTGGTGTGGCTGCAAACAACTATGCACCGGTATCTATTTCACAAATTGAAAAATGGATAGCCAGGGTACTGAGTGCTACTAGCAAGGTGTAGTATGGATCATACATTCAATGAGTTTCTAGTTGCCAAGGGCCTGAACGGGATTTTCTGGGGATAAACAATAAGCTTGCAACAAACCCTCCCATGTGGTATTGTGTGTTTAAGGAGATTTTATGACACAAATTGCAAACATCCTTAAGATTAAATGTAAAGCCCCGGAAGTAGGTGATGGTGCCACAGTCTATCTATATACGGATCGACACGCTGCAACCGTAGTTAGAGTGTCTAAATCAGGGCGGACAGCGTGGATTCAGCCGGATTCAGCGAAACGTATAGATAATAACGGTATGAGTGAGAGTCAGGATTACGAATATAGCGCAAATACAGATGCTCAGCTAATTCGAGTTTCTATCAGAAAAGACGGTCAGTGGCGCAAATCTGGTGAATACACAAAAGTAGCTTTTGGAATTCGTAACGCTTATCATGATTATTCTTTTTAACGGGGGTTAACAGTGAAACTACAATACATATCACCAAAAAGGTGTGTCTCAATTAGACACTGGGCCTTTCTTACCTGGGAATGTTTTGACGGGGAATACAAGAGGGCGTTTAGAATACTCGGGTTTGCCTGGGATTGTAATGACTGGCAATATAGGATGATGCATCGGAGAGGTATAAAGTGAAACTCATTTCCATATTACACCCAGCTATCACTGGTCTATTGAGTGGTTTTATTTTCATATACAATCTAGAAAAGATAGGCAAAAAAAAGGCACTAGGAATCTTGCTTATCTGTTTTACGGTTTCTATCTTGAGTGGTTTTTATTGGGGAATCCTATCCATTTAGGACTAGTAGGTTTCTATGTAGAGCTTAGGGGGTTATAAATGAACATGTGTCCGCTGTGCAATTCACTAATAGAAATAGACATTGCTTGGGCTAAAAAGAACGGTAGGGTTTTTTGCGGTACGTGCTGTAAAAGTTTTGACGTAATAATTAAGCAAGAGCCAGAGCCAGAGCCAGAGCCAGAGAAGAGTACCATTCCTCCAGTTCCAGAAAAATTGTGCGATGTATTTGGGTGTGACGGATGTAATAAAAATTCAGACCCGTATGGGGTGGATCACGATAAGAGATGTTCACACTGTAAGGAAAAGCATGAGGAAGATCATTCGGAGTTCCTTATGCAAGTTAATGAAGACTTCTTTGAATAGCTATGTGGTCTTTAGAGTAGATCTAATAGGTACAAAATGAGCCCTGAAATCAAACTGCTTTTGCTTGCTATTATCGTCTGGGCATGGTATGCTTATGAGTGTTTCAGGAGGTTAAAGTGACCAGAATAAATGTAATAGATCCAAGTAAATTGATTAGACAACATCTTGTTGCCGAGTATCGTGAAATCACACGCTTACCTGGCAATCTTGAAAAATCTCTAAAGCGCAAAAAACCATTTAGTGTTGATGAAATTCCGCAAAATTACACCCTAGGCAAGGGGCATGTTAAGTTCTTCTATAATAAAATGTTGTTTTTACAGAAAAGATTTGAAATGCTAGTTAAGGAGATGATCTATCGTGGGTATAGCCCAAAATTTACAGATATTACTATTTTCGAGCGTTGTCCAGATGGATTTTTTAGGGACTATGTTCCCACTGAAGAAGCTGTTAATATAAACAATATCAGGATTAACGAGAGAATTGACGCTAGTAAAAAGGAAGTTAAAAATGTCTAGTCTACTGCTTTACATTATGTTAAACTCGCAAGTTGTTGAAATCAAGAACATGAAGTTTAACCCCTCTACTATTACGGTTTCTAAGGGGGAAACAATAACATTCATCAATAAAGACTCGATGCTTCACAATGTAGTGTCAGAAGACGGCAAGATTGAATCAAAGATGTTAAAGAAAGATCAGGTTTTTACGGTAAAGGTAGACAAGGGGTTTAAATACTACTGTCAGCCTCACAAGGCTATGATGAAGGGTGAGGTTAAAGTTAAACAATGAATTGCCATGAATGCAATAAACACCTAATGGGTGGTTTTGGTTTAGGAAATAAACCATATAGAGGGAAGAGGTATGAGAAGTTGCCCTATTTGTTCTAAAAAAATAAAGGAAGACGGCAGGTGCACCAACGTGGTTTGCAAGGGGTATTCAAGTAGGGTTTTGGATGCAATTGAAGATGGTTCCTTGGAGTGTATTTGTTGCGGAAACAACAATGCCACCAATAGACTGCAGAACACTAGATACGAAGAAGAAAGCCGTAACTGGTGTGTTTTATGTCCTACTTGCCAAGAAAGTCAGGATGAGTACTGGAGCGATATGTGGTTTGATTACTATAGTGGGTGTATGTGATTTTTTACGATTTTATTGTTTATAATATCAATTCACTCTATGGAGGCGGTAATGATTAAGCAAATTCCCTATCTACTTGTAATTGCACTGTTTCTCTTGATTATCGCATCGTGTACACACGATTATGTTGATTTTTCAGGAGATAACTGCACTTTAATAGACCACAAACTGATTGATGGTAATATATATCAACAGTATCATTGTGAATTAGAGGAAAGAATCAACCCTTAACCGTTTAAAATGACAATCTTTAAGCTATTCCTGCCTATCAACTCCTTAAAAATCAACCATTTACCTTTAATTTCAGTGGGTTAGGCTAACTGGTAAATATCGATCCTAGGTAACAAAATGTCAGACGGTAAGTCAATAAAAATAAGAGCACAGCTAGATACTTCATCTTTTGATCAAGATATTCAAAAGATGACTGCGCGTCTTCAACAATTGCAGAAAACTAACAATCAAATAACCAACATGGCCAGTTCCGGCTCCACACTGTCTCCAGCAGCTTCCTATGCCCAGGGTAAATATAACCAATCATCTGAGAGTATTCTAAGAAAACAAAGTCAGGAGATTGAGTCTGAACAGCGTAAAGAAGCAATTGCTCTGGGACGAAAACAAGCTCAATTGGATAAGATTAAAACCTCTGAAGGTGGTATAACTGCTGAAAAACAAAAGCAAATCGACCTATTAAATAGAGAAGTCAATCTAATGTCTAGAAAAGTTATAGGAATGGAGAGCACTAGACAAGATATCAATTCAAGGATTGGCGATATTCAGTCGGGAGGATATCGCCCGGCAAAAATGGGCACTCCAGACGAACAAAGCAAGGGTGTTACGGCGTTTACAGGAATTCTAAAGTCAATCGGCGTTGGTGCAATCATAAACGGCGCTTTAAACATTGCATCAGGTCGTATTGAAAACGAGAGAAACGTTTTGGCTTCTCAAGGGATCACTGCCAGGATATCTGGTCGCGGAATTCAAGAACAGTTTTCCGGTCAAGGATCTAAGGGGTTGTTTTTTGCAGAAGAGCGCCAAAGAGCTATGGGATTGGCTGCTAAAGAACAGAAAAACGAAGCAAGACTTGATTGGGCTAAAATCGGAGCATCTATGCTCACCGGTGCTGTAGCTGGCTCTGTACTTCCAGGAGCGGGAACATTAGCGGGAGCAGCAGCGGGAGCAGCAACGGGAGCGGGCGTGGGTTTTGGTGCTGCTATGGTGTCAAGCCCGAAGCTATTAAACCGTGTTTTTGATAAAGACTCTTACCGACAGATGATGACTAAAGAAGGTATGGAGAAATACGAGCAAAACCTCGCAATGGAGGAGCTTAAAAATCCACAAAAATCAATGGCTTATAGCTCAATGCAGGGGTCTATGGATAGAAACAAAGGACTTGAACGTTCTTTGGGGATTACCGGTAGAGGGTTATACGGAGAGTCTGGAAAAGAGGGGTGGATGGCAAACGCCATGAACCCCTATGGTACCAAGATTGGATTTACACAGGACGAGGTTTCAGCATCGTCACAATCGCTGATAGGCGCAGGAGCCACGTCGCAGGGTGCAAGGGCTATGGCCGGCTCGGCTCTTCAATTCCAGCGCAATTTGAGGTTAGGAAACTCTCAAGAGGTTATGGGACAACTGTCAGGTACCGGCATGGAGTCCAGTCAGACAGACCAGGCTGTAATTAAATTAATGTCAGAGGCTATGAAGCTTGGTATTAACTCTTCTACTATGCCTCAGGAAATGAAACGCATGGTTAGCATCACCGCAGAATTGGCTAGCTCCGGCGGCGGTTTTAGTGAAACAGCTTTATCTAATTTCGGCGCAGGTGTAACTAGTCTAACCCAGTCCGGTATGCAGGGTGCTAGGGATACCTATGGAGAAATGATTGACAGGTCAAAATCGGCTAGTGGGCTTGAAGGACAGATGGGAATGGGTTTCCTTCAAGGCGCGGGCGGTAAAAAAGCATTCGGTAAAGGTTTTGACAAAATAAAGTCTGATTCCAAATTAATGAACGCCCTTAACCAATACTCAGCAGAGGATTTAGAAAAAGATCCAGAACTGGCAAGGGGTTTGGCTGATAAGATGGGTATCACCACTGGCGAATTAATTTCAGGAATGAGACAAAAAGATGAGTTTAAACAAACCAGAACCTCCTCTCAAGCTGAAGCAACAGCCGCCCTTGGGGAGGGAATAAGGGGAATGACCCCAAATAAGATTGCAGAGTTTCTAAAGACGGCAGAAGGAGCTTCTCTTTTTACCGATGCCTCTATTGAGGATATCAATTCCTTTGGCACGGCTGAATCAAGCAAGGGTGCGGATAGCCGTAGGTCAGCAACAGTCGGTAGAGCTAGGCGCATGAGCGGCGAGGGGGTTGATGCCAATTTCTCATCTAGACTAGCAGGACAACTCGGGTCTGATGATGGTGCAAATATAACACCAACAGAACGGATAGCAGGATCGGCAGCTATCGGCGATGCCGCCAAATTGTCTGCAGTTAATAAACATTTAGATGGACTAGTGGCGGCAGCTTCTAAGCATACCCAAGCTGCTGAAATGTATAACGTACAGTTTGATTTTTTCGTAAAAGCAGCCAAGAGTTCTGGAGACGCATTACAACAAATGAATGGACAGCTAGAGCAGGTGGTTAAGATGATGGAACAAAACGGTATTCCTGCCTCTCAACCAAAAGATTAAGATGGGATTTGTTAAACCAATCACACAGAATACAGGCGATTCTCACCAAACGAGCCCTGGTTACGTGCTTACTTTTTGTCGTTGGGAAAATAGGAGTTCATATAATTACGAATCTCAAGACCCTCTCGATGTTAGGAAACCGATGGTTGTTTATTCAGACGCAATCAATGTGTCTGTCAGCAACACTAAGGGTAGCCTAAGTCCAACTTTAAGCGCAACCTTAAAGGGCGGAGACATTAACTACAGTACCGCAGTTCATCCTGGAGATTTTGTTCTAGTAAACCTTTTAAATTGGGAAACCGATGCTCAAAAAATTAGAGACAGGGTGGGGAATAACCAGTCAATTAATAGATATGAAGACGGGTTTAAGGGTGTTTTTAAGATTCAAACCGTAAGGAAAAATCTTCAAATGGCAGGAGATAAGAAAATCCTAACCTACACCATCCATGCCGCCGGTTTTACTGAATTTAATAACGTTATCTATTTTAATCCAGCAATTGCCGCAGCTTTTAGGGAAGCTGGCACACTCATGTTCCCCACACTGGTTGGAGATTACTATTCAGATAATATTAAAACCAATTCAGATGTACAGATAATTATGAAAGATCTGTTTGAGATTTTAATAGGCAAAAACCGTAGATCAAACAATGTTAAAGTAAAAAACTTTGGAGCTGTTCACTTTAGACTTCCTAAAACACTAAGCACACTGCTCGGTAGAAAAATGGAATTCGCTACAGAATTATTTAACTACTATATTGGTGGGTGGGGAAATTCTAAGGAAGTACCAACTGATGCTAAGAATTTGGGTATATTGTTTAATCCCGGATTTTCTAAAACGGAAAAACCCGGAACATATATAGGGAAATACCCTATACAGGGCAACAAGGAAATATTGCCAGAATCTTGGAACAACGTTACCGCGTGGTCTATTCTTCAAAGCAACATGAACTCTACGATGAATGAAATGTACACTTGTTTTAGGGTAGACCAAAACAACAATGTTATGCCAACTATTATTTTAAGACAAAAACCCTTCACTACAGAACATTTTAACGCACCTGCTGGATACTCCACTACTAAGTTTTTCGATATACCTAGGTGGAAGGTATCTCCTACACTCCTTTATTCGCTTGATCTAGGAAAAGACGAAGCGGCTAGAATGAACTTTGTACAGGTATTCACCAACAATCAAATACTAGGCTCTGAAGGAGACGCTGCACAGCAAATAGCGGCTGGTAACTTTATAGTAGACGACGGAGACATACAGAGGAATGGGCTTAGACCATATGTTGTAACCTCTAACTTTGATTTTCCAACTAAAACTAATAAAAAGCTTAGAGCCAATGACTGGGCAAAAATAGTCTCTGATTGGGTTATAGACGGCCATCTTAAGGAATCTGGAACGTTCGTATTTCAGGGAATACAGGAGCCCATTTGTGTTGGGGATAATCTGGAGTTTGATAACGTTGTATATCATATTGAAAGCGTTAGGGATATGATGTCTGTTGGAGCTAACGGCATTAAAACATGGCGCACAACTATACGGGTATCATCTGGAGTAGATCTAAGGTCAAACAGTAAACGCCCTGTTTATCCTCAAATGGAAAATACAGATCAACTAAGAGAAGATATTGAAGACTGGAAAAACCAAAGAATCCTTCCAGGATTTTCAGATACACAGGATGTACGTGGTAGGGTAAGTGGAGAAGAGCTTACCAATACCAAACAAGACTCTTTCACTTTAAACCCGAAAAACAAGAAAGCTACTAAAAGTTCAACACTACCTACCGGAGAGGAAAAAAAGCCCTCTAAGGATAGCTGAGAAAAATGAAAAAAATAGAGATTTACATAGAAACCTACGACGAACTAACTCCAAAAACAGAAAGTAAAAAATGTATAGACCAACTTTAAACTCCTCACTACTTTCATCTAGAGATGAGAGCAGTACTCTCCAGGGTAGGAAAATATTTGACAATACAGGTCTTAAGTTGGGGGTTGTATTAGAAACCATTGAAACTACAGACGAAAGGAATGTATCAAAACTAGGCCCTGAATACGACGTAATGTGTATTGAACAGGCCGAAACAAATGGTATCAATTCGAGTATTTATAAGAGTTGCCTAGCCTTTGACTCATTTGGCGGAGTAGCCGATTATTTTCAGTTTAAGCTTAGACCAACAAAAAATCCCAAAAAAGTAAAGACCCAGCTATCTTTTAAAGACCAAAATGGCACTCTTGCACTAATCCTATGTTTAGATAAAAACTCCGAAAAGGCTGTAATTGTTGGGTTTATGCCAAACCCCAATAAGCGTGTAACCCTAACGGATCTTGAAAAAAATCACGCAGAGGGAGAGTTTAACGGTCTTAGATTTGAAGTAAACAACGACGGGGCATTCACGCTAACCTATCGTTCGGCTACAGACGATACAGGAAAGCCGTCTAATCTAACCGCTGGTGGAACTCAAATTAAAATAGAAAAGGATGGATCTTTTCAAGTACATAATGATATTTTAAGAGGAGAGCTGTCTCAGTCTAATCTAGCATCTGAAAAGATTAAAGCCGCCGAAGCCGCTCCAGAGGGTATTCAATATGAAGGCATTAGGCTTGATAAGACAAAGAAAACAGTGGATGTTCAGTCTAGAGATAGCACCTCCTTCAAAACAGACAAGTCTTTCAACATAACAGCTAAAGAGTCAATGAACGCTAAGATAACTAAAGACTGGTTAGTAGAGGCTACAGGCAAAGCTTTATACATGGTGAAACAAACATTCGACATCAAAAACGAAGGTAAGATGGGGGTTGAAACACAGGGGTTTAAGCTAAACTCTAAATCAATGATAGAAATGCAGGCTCAAAGCATGGTTAAAATAATCGGGCAGAGCATGGTAGATGTTAAATCAGACGGACTAATACAGCTAGTGTCAGGTGGATCGATGATTTTGAAGGGGTCTACGGTTTTAATAGGTCCCGCCCCACTACCTGCCGTCAACATGTTGACCAAGTTTATCGGTATTGGAAACCTGGGCGGACCCGTTATTTCGACTTCTCTCGGGCCCTTTTCAAGTTCTGTTTTAATAAGCTAGGCTGCTATGACTGCACAATACAAGCGCAAGCGTCTGAAAGAAGAGCAATCCATCGACAAAAAACCAACCAAAATCAGAAAAAATCTGAACTCTTCAGAGCGCCAAAGAGCCAAGAGAGAAGTAAGGAGACAGTTAAAAGAGTCAAAATAATACGTGGTACTATAGAGAAACACTATAGGGACTATTTTTGAGATTTTTATACTGGACAATCATTTTATACATTTTTTTGAGTTTTGTTTTTTTTATAACTGAACTTTTACACCACTGGTTTTACATATCATACGAAATCCTAAACTCATTTTTAGTATGAATTTAGGAAGGGTTTTTAAACACGAAGACAGACTGATTATTGATGCTGAGCCTCACGTTATGGCTAGAATTCGCATTCTATTCACACAAGGCTGGAATTACGGCTCTCAAGGCCTCTTTACACATAAACCAATATCCCTACCCAATACCCTAAGCGTTTGCAGGGACATTCTATGGATTTCCGAACGCTACCCTGTTGATTTTATAGACAATCTATATGTCCAGATAGTCGAAAAATCTAAAGAATACGACAGAATTCTAGCAGACGTATACAGGCAGGTACGTAGGTATGTTGAAGAAGGAGTCACTTCTGTAGTGATTCTAGCTCCTTGGAACGGAATTAACTCGTTTTCAGTAGATGGCACAAGGGTTATTGTGGTTGATACCTGTTTATCTGCAATTTAAAGCTTGACATACCCTCAGTGATCATTTAATATAGTAATAAGGGGTAACTATGAAGTATGGAAAATTTATTGATGACCTTGAAACAGAAGAATGTGACACCTTTTCAGAAGACGAAAAAGACGATCAAATTTACGATGAATTTGAATCTGATTCAGAAATAAACTATAACCGCTAAGGAAAAAAATGGCCAAGTATACGCTTAAAAAAGAGCCTAGTAATCCACTTGAAATTTCTACAGTTGAAGTTTCTTTTGAGACAACAACTCTAACGACTGTGTTGGAAGAACTGGAAACCTTTCTAAGGGCTTCTGATTTTGACTTCCAAGGCTCTTTGGATTTTGTTGATGAAAACGATGAGTAGCTTAGGCATCGGATACTGGGTACACATCGCTGCAAATGCAGATCTTTACCTGCATATATTGGCAGTTTACCCATGCTCTACTGGCCTTAAATGCAAGGTGCGCTATCTGAGGAAGAAGGATAATGTAGAGCAGCATATAGGTAAGCCTTTTATGCAAATAGAATACGTAGTTATTAAAACTGAAGATTTTAAGTGGTGGAGAAGGAAATGAATTGTAAAATGCTAGTTGTCTTGATTCTTACATCTGCGTGCGGAATTGATTTCAAAATTAAAGAAAGCCTTCCTAGGAAGATTGAAACCTTTGTCGGCCCTGACTTTGAAAAAGCTGCACTATTTTGTGATAACCGATACGGCTATAAGACACTGGAATCAGAGAAATGTTTTAAAGATTATCGCAATTTCCTGCAAGTAAAGGTGGGTGTTGACGCCGATGCTGTTGCAAACTACTGCAGTGATAGATTCCCAAATGATCAACAGGCTCTAGATCAGTGCGAGGATGACATTAACGACTTGATTATAGGAGAACAGGGTGGACAACCTACTACAACTCCCTAAAAGGAACGTAAAGGATAGGATTACTCATATTAGGAATTCAATGCTAATTCAAGATCCGTTTCCAGAGCAAACACTTGAGAAGTCTAGAAACCGTTTTTTTGCAATGCTTAGTGCAAAGTCTAGCCTATGGAGTAAACTTCTACTTAAAAACGCAGAAACAGTGGCAAAACATGGACACAAAGTAAAGCAAGTAGAGGAGATCAGCATCTGGAAGGCTTACAGAATGGGATACCAACAAGCATATAAAGAAATTCTTGAAAACGTAGGTGATTGCTGGGAGGAGAGGAAATGAACAGAAGGATAGGGAGTTACTATGTGTCTACCAATAAACCAGCCTTTGGTAAGTTATTGAAATTTAAAAAGGTTAATTTTTATTGCATGTGGCAGTTGACTGTAGAGCTACTTGGGTATAGAATTAAAGTTAATAAGATTCATAAACATGCGGAGAAAAAGTGAGACTTAAGGTATTGATTTTAGATGATAATTTTACTGACTTAAATGGAGATATGTTGCCTGAAAATGCAAGTATCGAAGTTAACGATACTATTTGTATCTTTCAGGACTTTAAAGGCGATTTACCCAACTTGCTTGGGAACGCTACGGTGGTAAAAGAAGGGAGCGAGCTTTTTATTGAAAACATTGATATGTTTCAAGAAAATATGAAAGCTTATAGATACTTGACTCCCATTGTTGAGTGCGTAATTAAAAATAAAGAAGGCAATAGAATCACTTCTTTTGAGATTCGTTCGGTTTCATTCTGTTCTGTTATTAATTCGGACGAAAGAATAAAAACAATTGGAGAGCAGCTATATGGAAAAGGGGTTTGAGGTAGGTGACGCAGTTTTTATATCTAAGGACTGCGTTGTTCCTCACAATATTGACGAAAGTATGACTTACATTATTGAGTCAATTCGCAGAGATGTGTATTATAATAACTCAGGTAACTACTTTGACTACTCTATAATTACACTAGAGGGAGTGTTCGGGGAATGCCCGATGGTGTTATTTACAAAAATACCTAAAGTAATCAGCAACGACAGTGTGTCTTGCATTTGCGGAGCTAGGTATACCAGCAGACCTAGTTATCACCTTGATTACTGTAAAAACAGGAAGTTGTCTTGATTTTAACAAACCAAACCATCCATGTAATGAAATATAAAATTCTTTCAAACAAATGGGAAGAGCTGTCCTTTAAAGATCAAGCGACACTATTAGAGATGATTGATTTGAAATTTGACGCCAAGAGTGTTATTTTTATTAACACTATCTACGAAAGGTATCGGTAATGAGTTGTCCAGTATGTAAACAAAAATCCTGTGGTGACGACAAACACACCCGCTCTAACTATAAGCTAGAAAAGCGTTGTGGAGACAGGCTGAAGGTTATACTTTTACAGATTTATGATTTAACTTTTGTTGATAATCTTCAGAAATCGGAAATTAAAGCACTGATTAACAATCTTATTGACGAACATATTTATGAGGAAGACGATAATGAATAGAGATCTAACAGAATCAATTAAACTAGCAATGAACAGTCTAAACCCAAGGGAAGCTGTAGAAAGTTATTTGTTTAAAATTAACGAGAAAATGGGCTTTAACAACAGAGTAACGGTTGAGCTAATACTAATGCAAGACGTTAAAATCGTTAGGTTTTATGATAAAGACGGGCATCAACTAAAAACCACTGGTGAAATGGTATTCTACATGGAAACTGGTGAAAACATCGGTATTACACAATAGCGTGGTATTATAAAAATAGCAACAAAAGCCAATTAAGGCTTTTTTTATAGGAGAGAATCATGTCTAAGCCCACCCAAGTTCGTAACGCTGGAAAGCCTTTTACAAAAGCTGCAGTTAATTTTATCTTCAGCAATGCCGGTAAAATGACTAGCAAGAAAATTGCCGCCCGCCTAGGTCGTACTGTTAAATCCGTTAGTCGCAAAGCCGAAAAGCTATCCTTGTCCTTGTCGGTTCGTTAAAATAGTAACGCGATTACTAATACTCACCTACAATTTTTGTTGGTAGGTGGGGTGACAGCCAGGAATAGACTGGCAATTTTAAGGTATTCCAATGAAATCAAAGCTTGAGTTTGACCTAGATAGTTCAGAAGACCGGGCAAACCTAAACCGTTGCCTAAAATCTCAAGACCTTGTTTTTGCTTTAAACGAAATACGTCTTCAGGTATTTCGTCCGGCTAGGAAGCACGGTTATTCAGAAGACGGGCTTCAAAACCTAGACGAAAAAACAGCGGCAATTATCGGACTGTTGGAGGATAAGTTTCACGACATCCTTAAAGATTATTCAATTGATTTAGAGGATCTATGAAATATGAAATACACGCTGACGGAGTTAAGGAAGTAGAGGAAGAGTCTTCTGAAGGTAAAGGCGACTTCTTTCAAAACTCAGCATCTTTGGGTGATTCACTACACAGGACGTACAAAAATACTCCAGTAGAAGAAAACAAGCCAGATCCTGGGTATAAGAAGGTTTGTAGTAAAATCATGAGAATATTTGGGAAAAAGAGATGAACTTAGTAGATATATATCTTCAAATAAACGGCTGTAGGCGTGATAAATCAAACAAGGTTTACTTTGGTACGGGCGATAAGGAAGAGCTAGTAGGCGTTTTAAAAAAACATTACATTGAAAACGGTACACTATATATTGAGTTTGAATCTTATAGTCCTATTAAATTCCTAAATATTCAAGCAACATTTAAAGTAAATGACTCGTTTTGACTGGATTCTACTTCTATGGTCACCTGTAATTGTGCTGGTGGCTTGTATAGTTAGTTTGATGCTTGATGGTGATGAATGAGTATTAAGTGTGTTTTAAAGATTAAAGATAAAATTAAAAAGAATTTCCCTGAAATTAATCTAGTTGATTTCAGTATTCCGCTAGACAACGGAATACCGACACCAAGGTTGATGGATATCTTAGAAGTTGATGTTAATGAAAAATATTACCTTAAAAATGAGGTAGTAGAGAAGATTATAAAAGAATCTAAATTTCAAGAGCGTATGGTTTCGTTCAGGAAGGATAAGTGAGGGTAGAGTCAAAAGCATTGACCGAAACCAGAACAGATGAGGCTAAAAAAGTAAGAAAACAATCTATGAAAGACGGCAAAGATTTTTGTCCAAGAAGAGGTAAGGTGCTGGTTCCAAGAAATGATGAAGTTTCAAACTGCATAAGTGCTAATATATCGAAAGAAGCTTATATTGTGCAAACCGTAGCCTATTCTAAATCAACTAGAGATAAACATGTAGACGTTAGAGGTAAGGTAAATGGTGAGGCCAACACACTTAGTACGGGTGATGGATGTAGTAACCAGAGTACTCAAAATTTTGTAGCCAGGGTAGTGATAGCCGGAACAGTTGACCTAAGACACGGCGATGAAGACCTGAACTGGAACGGGTATAGAGACGGATACCAGGTCTATGATAAGAACAATCTAGCTCCAGCGTTAAAGGTCTGTCAAAAAGCATTAAAAATCAACACACTACGTATCACGGCGATGAAGACCTGAACTGGAACGGGTATAGAGACGGATACCAGGTCTATGATAAGAACAATCTAGCTCCAGCGTTAAAGGTCTGTCAAAAAGCATTAAAAATCAACACACTACGTATCCGCAAACTTACACCTACCGAATGCTGTAGGCTTCAGGGTTACCCTGATAACCATCTAGATAGTGGCATTGATCAAAAAGGTGAAGTAGTTAAAATTTCGGATAATCAAAAATATAAAATGGCAGGTAATGGCGTATCCAGCCCCGTATCTGCCCACATACTAAAAACCATGTTCCCTTCTAATGAGGAAATAAGAGTTATGTCTCTTTTCTCTGGGTGCGGCGGGACTGAGCTAGGCTTTACAGATAGATTCAAGGTAGTTGGGCACTGTGAATTTGATAAACATGCCAGTAGTGTGTTAAAATACCACTATCCAAACATTCCCAATTTTCACGATGCAACCAAGTTAGTAGAAAGGGATGATGTACCACAGTTTGATCTTTTAACGTTCGGATTTCCCTGTCAGGCCTTTTCAATTTCCGGTCTACGTAAGGGGTTTGGGGATGAGAAGAAGGGCAAGCTTATCTTCAATGTCTTTGATATTATTGAAAAACATAAGCCAAAATACATTTTAGCTGAAAACGTTAAAGGACTGCTAAACCATAATAAGGGTGAAACCTTCATTGAAATATTGAAGGGTTTGAGTAGCTTGGGATATGATGTAGATTTTGAAGTGGTAAATAGTAAAAACTTCGGACTAGCTCAAAACAGGGAGAGGGTATTCATCTTTGGAAAGCTTAAGTGAAGCTGAGCCCAGTATCTAAAAACCGTGGTATTATTAGGTAAAGACTACTTGTGAGACTGTAGTAAATGAATGACTTCGTATTGCCTATATTGACATCGCTATTTTGTGGAACTCTGATAGGGGTGGAGCGTGAGTATAAGCAAAAAGACGCAGGATTAAAGACTTCTGCACTAATCTGTGTTGGAGCTGCTCTTTTTACGCTGATGGGAGTTCAGGTTTTTGACGCAGGAAGGGTTATTTCTCAAATAGTAAGTGGTGTTGGGTTTGTTGGCGGTGGAGCTATTATACTTGACAGAAATAAAGTCAAGGGCCTTAATTCAGCGGCAATAATCTGGATATGCGCTGCTATAGGCTGTCTATGTGCTCTTAATATGTATTTTGAAGCTGTTTTTACTAGCGTTATGATTATAATTATTGAGGTATTGGAAAATGGATTCAAAAGAGTTATTGAAAAATTTAGAAAATGAATTGCTTCCACATCACACCGAGTTTGAAGCAAAATACAAAGTAACTGGTGATAGTCAGTACAGGTTTAAGGCTATCGTAAGCGAATTAGACTATAAAACATTTACCTACTGTGAAGGGCCGGATATCTATTTCACTAAGCCAGACGGATCTTTCCTACGCTTTAGAAAGGCTACAACTGAAAAGCGTGCAGAAGTGACTATGAAAGAGAAACCCATAGGTGCTAAGTCTAACATTAAACGTAAAGAAGTCAACTGGAGAGTAGATGGAACTCCCGCTGAAACTATTTTCGCAGGTGCGGAGATGATGGGGTATCAGCGCAACTTCTCGATCTGGAAGGCCTGCCATATCTATAAGATGAAGGACGACACTACCTTGGTATTCTACACAGTTAGGGGTGAAGATAACTCTGTACAGCATTTTATTGAGATTGAGGTTGACGAGAAAACCATTAGTAAGTTAACATTAAAGGAAGCAATGAATGTAATTCGTAAATACGAAGACATACTACAGCCTATGGGGATTACTTATAGAAATCGTTTAAAATCAAGCCTTTATGAGATGTACGTACAGCCTTTTAAGAATAGTGTTGAAGTAGAAACGGTTATACAAAGCGCATGATGATTAGATGGATTGTCCTAGTCTGGTGGGGCATTGCAATAAGATACTGAGAAGGGAGGATAGATGAACACTTTTGTTATTGGTTTGGTGGGTGTAAAAACTTCTGGAAAGTCTACAGTTTCACATATGATTCACGAGTTTGAGCCTGAGGCTACAGAAACAGCCCTTGCAAATAAGCTTAAAAATACATGCTGCTTAGTCTTTGGTCTAGAGCGCAATCAGTTTGACAAGCAAGAGCTTAAGGAAATTCCGTTTGAAATCCCTAAGATTCTTACTAACGAGGATATTCAGTGTGTTCTAGAGGAGTTTCATATCTATATGACAAAAGTAGAAATTGACTCTAAATATGACTTTATTGGTATGAGTCTAAACTCACCTCGCCATATCGCTCAGATTGTAGGCACAGAAGTTCTAAGGGTGGGTGGTGATCAAGACATCCACTGCAGGCAAATAAAGATTAAAAAGCATGGGGTCACCATTGTCTCTGACTGTAGGTTCCCTAATGAGTTTGATTATTTTTATAAAATGCCTGATATTAAATTCATTCCTATTTATATCCAACGCGATGAAGCTGAAAAGGTAATTACAGAAAACTCCCATCCGTCTGAGCGATGTGTTTTTGAGTTTAGAGACAGGTGCTTTAAGGTAGATAACAATGGAACTTTGAGTGAAACAGAAAGACAGGTTAAAGCAATTTTAGACAGGGAGATAGTATGAAGCTAAAGGTAAAAAAAATGTCAGATACGGCTATCTTGCCTACCGCAGGTTCCAAAGAGGCAGCGGGATTAGACCTATATGCAGACAAGGTGGAGGAGTTTTCAGATCACTTTAAGGTCTACACCGGCATTTCAGTACAGCCTGACGCTGGTCATTTCAGCTTTTTGCTTGCAAGATCTTCCCTGCACAAGAAAGGGCTAATGTTGTTCAATTCAGTAGGTTTGATTGATCGTGACTATTCAGGAGAGGTGATTGGGCTTCTTTATAAGACTAATAGCTATAAAGAAGAAAACAAACCCGCTATCGGTGAACGTTTATTTCAATTGGTAGTACAAAAACAGCCAGAAGTCACAATTGAAGTTGTAAACAGCCTAGATGACACTGACCGTGGTGGTGGCGGTTTCGGCTCCTCGGGCCTCAAAGAGCAGGCAAGCCCTATCCTGAATAAAGACGCTAAAGAGATAGCCGGATGGCCTAGCTGGAACAAAGACAGCTTCCTGTCAGGCTCATAAGGGCAATCTTTGAGGTATAAGGACTTACAATGCCATTGACTCAATCAGATAGAATAGCCATTTCTAGGAAAATCATCGATATTCCCGTTGAAAACACATCTGCTTCTATGATTAAGGACCAGATTGAATTAGAGAGGGCTAAGGCTATAGTCAAAGATAATGCCAACAAGTCAATAGCCGACGACATTACTCCTATTATTAATGCGTATCAATCAGAACGTTCCTTTCTAACAGGTGAGGTGTATACTACACTGCTTGAACAGGATTTTATTGATTCAGCAAGAAAAATCCTCAACAATTTCTTCTTTCCGAACAACTTTCAGGTAGTTCTGCCGAGTATCGCTGACGGGGTTTGGAAGTTTTTCCCTTCCTTCAGTGGCTCTAAAGCAAAGGGTTTAACCTACATAGAGGCAACCACCTCTACAGCAAAAGAAGATGACCATTTAACTCCAATTTTTAATGATTTTGCGACAGTTGATGGGTATCCTGTTCCTGAAAGATCTACTGGACAGAAGACTACGGTTGACGGGGTTTATACGCCATATGCCCCAATACAGACACTGGCACCTTTGTTTATTACAAAAATAAACGATTTAAGGGCATTCTTAATACTAGAACAGGCTCAGATATTGGCCTCAGACCCAGATATTGCTAGACAGTCTCAAAACAATATTGCCATTGCGGATATTGCCAACACAATAGCTATTTTAGATGCCTGGATAGCTTATCCGACATTTGACACCACTACGGTATTGCCAGCAACAGTGGCAGCCTATAACGCCTTAATTGCTTCAGATTTCACTTCTTCTAAGTTTAGAAGTAATGAGTTTAACGTTCTTAAAACTGAAATCATTGCAAGACAAGCCTATATCATTACCAGAGCATCTCAGTTGAGCCCCAATCTAGGAACTATTGGTCAAAACCTTACAACAGGTGTTATTAACAACACAGGTAGTGGGCTTTATGATAGGAGATTTAAAGCTATTGATTTACGATTGAATCTTTTGACTGGAACGCTTAACAATGTAGTCAGCCTAGAACTTGGAAAAACAGTTCAAGATGAGCTAATAGCATCTAACGATAACGCTCTAGAGGTGTATGGGTTAGTATTAAAATCTTCAAAATTTAGGGCTCCTGCTTTGAATTCCACCACAATCCATGTAACAGATGGCTCTTTATTTAGCGTATCGGACAATATCTATGTTGTTGCTGAAAGACAGGAAGAAATAGCAGGAAGTATTGTGGCTATTGCTGGTAATTCTATTACTTTAAATGTAAAGATACCGGCTAAATATACAAATGAAAACCACGCTAGGATTTACAAAACTCTCTAGTCTTCGTAGTAGTAATCACACTTTTCAGTTCCATTCCTTGCCATCTCACTTGAGATATCAGAGATAAAGTCTTGAATAGTGGCAATTTTTTGTTTGTAGATATGGATTATGTCGGGATTATTTATATCTACGTCAGTTCCTAGCTCTTTAAGCTTTCCCATATACTCGTTTTTAAGATGCAAAAGAATACGTCTTTCAACTTCATCTGTGGAGATTTCAAAATAATGAGTAACAGACTCTAGGCTGGTCATTATTACATCAACGTGAGTGTTAAAGTCAATTATTGACACTTGTTTCTCTTTCAAATAGCTCTTCTATGTAATGAGATAGATGTCTGTCAAGACACTGTTCGTCTATAGAATACGGGTGCATTAAAGATGCAGGACAGCCGTCCTCTAGAGAGGGGGTTGTTTTGCAAAAACCAAAATAAAAACATGTTCTTTCCAGCCATCCACCAATGGATTCGTAACCAGTACCACTAGTGTGTCCTCTTTTAAGAACAGCGTGGCCTATTTCGTGAGCTATTAACTCAAACCTTTTTGTTTGAGAAGGGGTGTTAATCCACCAGTCAATGTTGATATCAATTTCGTAAGATGTGAGCTTATACAGACCTATGACGTTGTCATTCGAATCAAACTTTTTAAAACCCATTGTAAGACCTTGAAGATGTATAGGTCTTATCCTACCCTTAGACATCATTACGATTTCCTCTACATATGGTCTTAATTCAGGGTGAATGTCTGGGTGTTGTTTGTCAATGCTAAGTACAACACATGCAGAATGGAAAAACGTGATAAGGATTAAAATAACTGTTCTCATTGCCTGTTGTACTGGTTTTGTACGATTTTTAGTCGTGACTTCTTTTCTTTAGCTAGGATGGCTTTTTTTGTGTTATAAATTACACTAATGATAGTGCCAAGGACTATAAGGGAGCCGAATAGAAAGTTGAAATTCATACAGCCTTTTATATGGTTTATCTAAAGATTGCTTTAAATCTCAATCTTTACCTATAATACCACTTCTTTTCCCTTCTTTTAAACCCCGAGAATTCAACCACATGGCATCCAATAGCCTGATAAAAAACGGACAGAATTTCGTATCCAAACAATTAGGGTTGGGTAGTGATAAAGTCAGTAATTCCACCGGAATACAGCCTTCTGCTTGGAAATTAAACGAACCAGAAGAGGCCTTTTTTAAGCCGTTAGATATTGATCCTTCTAGGTGGGACAAGCTATACCCATACCGACTATTGGTTATAGACATCACTAAACCTAATAAAATACTAGGAGGAGGCTCTTCTCGCGGTACTTTAACTCAAGGAAAAACCTCCAGACCACAGGAAAACGGTGGTTTTGAGTATGTTTTAACCCAAGAAATCCGAAATGGATCTTGGGAGCTTAACCTACCAATAACCCCTCAAATGCTTAGAATTGCTGATGAATTTGCAATCAACACCAGCGCTACAATGAGGGGTATTGTAGAAGAACACGGCGGTGTAAGGTTTAAGACCATTACAGCTCAGGGTACCACGGGTATATGGCCCCAAAAGCCCTCTATAGGCGGTATTCCCAGGTCGCCCTCTTCTTTGGGCAGTATATTCGCAGGAAGCCTTAGTCAGTTTAACAATATTCTAGGTGATTCTAAGAGAATTGCTAGGGCATTTTCTGGATCGTATCCAGCTACCACTACAGATGCGGTTGAGCCATTTAATGATGGGTCTACAGTGTTTTCAACAGGTTACTACCAGGCACTCCTTCTTGGTCAGTTCCTTGAAAGGTATGTTGTCGCAAAAAGAAACCCAAAAAACAAGAATTGGCGTTTAGTTTTCGATATTCCTAAGCAAAATCAAGCATTTATCGTTACTCCACAGGGTTTTTCTCTTGAGCAAAACAAAGAGAAACCCATGGAAATGCTGTGGAATCTACAGCTTAAGGCTTGGAAAAGAATTAAACTAGAGGCACCTGCCGCCGGGTCACAGCTACTACCCGAGCTAGATGCTAACGTATTTCAACGAGTTATGGGCACTGTTAAAGAAAGTCGCAGGCTTGTTGGGAATAGTATTAATCTGATTAAAGCCGTTAGAACAGATTTTCAAGCTCCTTTGAACGTTCTAAGGCAAACAGCTTTGTTGATAAAGGATGTGTCGGGAGCGGTAATAAGTGTTGCCGACCTACCTAGACAGATTATCAGTGACTATAGGTCTTCAATAAGGGACTCTCTAAACATCATTGGAAGTTCGTTTCAAAGAGGCCCTGGAGGCAGTTCTGGAAGCTCTTCAGGCAGTTTATTTACAGCAGGAGCCATTCGGGCAGATAGCCAGGAAATCAAGGCTGGACTAGCTTACAATCAGATAAGGTTTGAAAGTCTATATAGTGAAGGTCTAAGTAACGATGCTGTTTCTGGCGGCGCATTGGGGCTAGGGGCGTCTCAGTCTCAAAGAACTAGTGCTACTAATGAGTTTTTTGAAAATCCAGAGACTTATTTTGATTTATTTGATGCCGTAGACATTGATAGTTTGTCTATTTCTCCAGAGCAGCGGCAATCTATTGATGACGAAATAGACAGTACTAGGTTGATTACTAGTAATGACTTAAGAAATTTTAGACAGGAAATATTGACACTTGCCCTTGATTTGTCAAACGTATTTGGAGCAGGAAGCCAAGTGTATTCGGACGTTTACGGTCGTCCAGACCCAAGAGCAAGAACATTGCCGATGTCTATTGAAGAAAACGAACTATTAGCATCATTGTTTGACACGATTCAAATGTATGACCTACTAACTTCCACAAAAGCCTTCGATGATTTGTCTATACAAGACCCGATGGAATACGTTGGCGGATTGGCTGGCGAAGCTGGTATTGATTTTGATCAATCAGAGTCAAAACTACTAGTTCCCATTCCATTTGGATTAACAATTGAAGCCATTGCGGCTAGATATTTAGGAAACCCTGACAAGTGGGTAGAAATAGCTACCTTAAACAAGCTAACTTCTCCCTACATAGATGAAGTCGGATTTATATATAGCTTGCTATCCAATGGAGACGGTAGGCAGATAAATGTAGATGACACCGAACGTAGGTTTTATATAGGTCAGAAAATAACCCTAAAAAGTGACACTGTGCCTGCTTTTACTAGAAAAATCATCAATATCGAGAAGATAGGTGAAGGCAATTTTTTAATTAGTTTTGATGGGTTGGATAACCTTTCCCTTCTAACTACCGCTGGCAATGCAAAGATTCAGGGGTATTTACCGGGAACTGTAAATAGTCAGAATCAAATTTATATCCCAGTAGATGCCCCGTCCGACCCAGATGACAGAATAAGAACACCTAGTCATTTAGACGAAGACAATCTAAGCAAAGTATCCAAGGTCGATTTCTTGCTAGACGACAATGGCGATTTGGCTATAAATGATATTGGAGAGTTTCAACTAGCTAACGGTCTTACAAACCTAATTCAAGCCCTTAAGCTTAAAATTAGGACAAAAAAGGGCACCCTACTAAGACACCTTGAGTTTGGACTAGGGTTGTCTGTGGGTATTTCACTAGCAGACATAGAAAGCGGCGAAATAATCAGTGCTTTGAATAAAATGGTTCAAGACGATCCCAGATTTGATGCTATTGACAGTATCAGTATCAGGTTAAACGGCCCCACTTTATTTATTGATATGTCTGTAAAGATTGCTGGTGGAAGTGGAATAGTCCCTATAACGTTCGAAGTATAATCTGTGGTATTATAAAAGATAAGGATTTTTATGGCCAGTGTACCCTTACCCAAAAGTTACGAGCAGATACTCTCAGACATGTTAGCCTCCTACATGGCTTCCAGAGGTATTTCAGACCTAAATACAGGTTCTGCTGTAACTTCGTTTTTTGAAGCAATGGCTCAGGCAGTATATAGGGCTTCAGCCGACAACTTTTCTATCTTGAGGGATTTCAACGTAGACAGGGCTTCTGGTGAAAAACTAAAAAGAATAGCCCGCGAAGAATTCGTAAAAGTAGACGGAGACAGGGTAGCCATAGGAACTGTTACTATTAGGGACACATCTTTTGATAAGATTTCTACTAAAATCTATGCAGGCGGCAATCCTCCCAATATTGGCTCTAACGTTATTAAGGTTTCCGAAGCTTCCTTGTTTAGTGCCACCGGATCAATCTATATCGGCCGAGGTACCCCAAACGTCGAGGGACCGCTAGCTTACAGCTCTATAACAACTGTTGGTGGATATTACGAGATTAACCTAACATCTATTACCTCTAAATTTCACAATATTTCAGAGTCTGTTATTTTAGCTCAAGGCGGAGTCCGTACTGTTGCGGCTGGTCAAGTGGTGGTATCACCTACTTCAGGCGTTTCTGGAGATGTTAATTTCACACTTACTCAACAAGCCGTTATTCTAGACGGAGAAAATTCAATCACCAGTGTTCCTGTTGCCGCCCAAGATCCTGGTTCGGATGGAAACGTACCTAGAAATGGAATTAAGAAGTTTTCCTCTAACCCGTTTTCGGGAGCTAGTGTAACCAACGATAGTCCCTTTACTACTGGAAAAAATGCAGACACCGATCCTGAAATTAGGACTAGAATTAAGCTAGCCAGAATTTCTAGAGGGTTGGGGACTGCTATTGCTGTAAAATCAGCAGTGTTGGGAGCAAAGGCTCCAGATGAAAACGCCGTAATTAAGTCTAATGAGATTTTCTCAGACGGCGTTACCACTACAATGTTTATTGATGATGGTGAAGGTTACGAAGAAAAAACAGATGGTGTGGGTCTTGAGTTTATCATCGACTCCGCTCTAGGTGGCGAAAAGTATTTTCAACTAGCCACCGGCGGAAGACAAACTTCTGTAGCTAAGGCTTTTCTAGTATCCAACGCTACCGCACCGTTTCAGATTACTGGCGGAGATAGGTTGGCCATTCTTGTTGGTGGGGAAATATCCCAACATACGTTTGAAAATGAAGACTTTAGATCTCCAGGAAATGCTACTGCCGATGAGGTTATATCTTCTATCAATGCAAACCCAACGTCTAGCTATTCAGCTAGTACTATAGAGAATAGAACTAGAGTGGTTATTTTTTCTAGAGAAGAAGAGAGTGAGTTTCTAGAGAAAACAGTCCCTACTTTTGGAAACGATGCCGGTGAACTACTAGGGTTGCCGGTTGGAGAAATCCAGACATTGCGGCTATATAAGAACAAAAAAGCCCTAAACAGAAACGGCCGTCCAGCTAAGATCACTACAGAAAACCAGTCTAATTGGTCTAACGCCATTACAACTGGTGACACTATTCTATTGTCTGTAGATGGTACTCAAGAAATCACCTATACCTTTACAAATTCTGATTTCCTTGAAGAGGGTAGCTATACCTCTGTATCTAAAAACAACAGTCTTGAGTCTTGGGTTAATGTTTTCAATACAAAAATAACAGGTGTTACGGCATCCATTAACGGCAATCAAATCTTTATTTCTTCAAATTTAGGATCAAGCTCTAGGGCAAGTCTTTCTATTAACCCCACTTCAACACTAGTAGTCAAGGGTTTATTTACCGCCCTAATCGGTCTTGAAGCAAGTGGTCTTGAGGCTGACTTCATTCTGTCTAGAAACACTGCTCAGTTTAAACTAATAGAGCCGCTTGAGGCTGGAGATAGCTTAACTGCCGGAACTGAATTTACAAAAGGCAGCATCGTAAGTAGCCCCTTTGTTAGTAATACAGTAACACTGATCAACGACGCATACCTATGGTTTTTGATTGACAATAAAGACGCTTCTTATATAAACACTGGTGTGATTTCCGACACTACAATTTCTGTAACCAAGCCAGCAGTCAATGTCATTAGATATACATCAAACGATGCCACTGCTTTTGATAACGTTGAAGTAGGAGACTGGGTAATTCTATGGTCTACAGACTTGTCTACGGCAAACAGGCTTGAGGCTAAAGTATACGCCAATGCAGCTAATTATATTGAACTTAAGGTAACTCCTTCAGAATACGGCTCTGCAGTAATCGAGGGTCCAATTGTTTGGGGCGAAGGTATTGCAGTAGTTAGAACTAAAAAAGCTATTCAGAAAGTAAAAATAGCTTCAGGTTCTTATAACATAAACAGCATTGCCGCTTCATTGTCCGAGAATATCATTGGGGCTACTTCTGTTGCTGAAAATGATGAATTCATCTCTGTCACAACACAGACAGAGGGGTTAGATGGCGAAGTTTTCGTAATAACCTTTGACGAGTCCGGTAAATTGATTAACTTCGAAGAAAACACTCGTCAATCCAGCCAAGTTTCCTTGTTTGCATTCCAAGTTAGTGAAGCGTCTGATAACGAGTTTCCGTTGTTTATTCACGAAAAGATTACAGACGATAGCTTTTCAGACCCACCAAACTCTACTGTTTCGGACTTTGATTCTGCCGCCGACATATCCTCACTTGGAATAAATCCAAACGCACAGGTTACTATGGAAGAGCCGTTTGGGTTAATACCAGACAACATCTCTTCTGGAGAGTCTGTTCAGATTGACGCAATTACGGCAAACAATATTGAAATTGATTCCAGTCAATTAATCCGCAGATTGAGGGTAGCTGATAGATTCCATGTTGCGGATACCTATCAGTTTGGGGCAAACGATGGTTTAACTGTTATTTTAGACTCAAATTCTTCTGACAAGACGTTTTCTATTCCTCTATATAGAAGAGCCATAACCAACAACACTACTGGGATAAACTCTAACAATTTTAGAGCGTATGACACCGCTTCAGGAGCTACTACTCAATTTGAAGAGTTTTTTGGTGCAGAATTTGCATTCAAAAACTACCGCGCATTGATGCAGGCTAGAAATGTACTGCACCCCACAAACCCAATGGCAAACCAAGACGCAGTTATATTTAGGTCTGTAGATTGGGGATACGACGGAGAGAGATATAACGTAGGGTATATCTATCCAACATCTGACAATCAGCCCATGACACATGTCGTTTCTGTGGGTACTAGCGTTAACATTCGTATAGCACTAAAATCCGGCAACGCTGTTCTTAATGCTATTGATGGAACTACCGAGTGGGATGTTACAGTTACAAACATGGGCGCATATGATGCCGTAACATATACATGGAATGCAACTGGAACTAACCCTAGCATTGATTCAGCACTTTCTTCTGGTGGTTATGCAACCGTTATCCCAGAAGGTGAATTTGCCCTGGAAAATACAGGTACATTTAGAGTTTCCAGCTCTACTTCCAGTTCTTTTACCACTATCAGAGAGGTTGGGGCTGCTACTGCAGAGTCTAACAAGGCTACCCTAACTAATAACACTATTAGGCTATATCTAGCCGACAATACAACTGCCGCTGAAGTAGTGGCCTATTGTTCTAGTAATTTGGCTGATTACTTAACTTCAGTATTGGTAGATGACAGTGGCACAACTGGAGCTGGTGTTATTTCTAAATCCACAGAAGAAGATTCTGACTTTGCATATGTCGGTATTAACCTTCTAGACGGCATTAATTGGATTGAAATATCAGACCTAGACGCTGCCGCTCCTACTTATCAGTTTAGGTTTAAGAAGGCGTTGTCTATTCCTTCGTTCAATACTTCTACAGCTAATGCATACGCCTTCAATACTGGTGAAGAAGTCAGGCTAATCCCAACAACTGCAAAACAACTCTCTGAATTCCTAAATGTCCTAGCAGTTACGGGATTTACCACGCTCGGAGATATTAACACTTCTTCTAGAGACAGAAAGATACAGCTAAGAACTAATATCCTAGGATCTAACGGAGCCGTCCAGATTGCTGGTGGCAGAGGGAATAGCTCTCAGGCACCACTACTGCAGTCAGCCTCTAAGGTTGAAGACTCTGACATGATGAAGGCAATTATATTGCGTTCTGCCTCTGAAGGGCTATATTCAAACCAGTGGGTTAAACTAGAAGCATTAAGGGCTCAGAAGAAAGACACTGGGATGGGGTTTGCAACCGTTGTAGATATTACAGCAAACGCACCTACAGCCGGTCAGTCTACAATTGAACTTTCTAGCCGAACCTCTGCCGACCTTTACTTTGGAGAGCCTAGAAATTTCTTTAGGGACAGAAACAGAACATTCCAGGTAGAAAAGCACGGTAAACTAGTCTGTATCTCATGGACAGAAGTCGGATCAAGTCCCGTTTTTTCTAAAACTGTAGAGATTAATGATGCATCTTCTACTGTTGCTGTTAACTATAACGAAGCCACTGGGTATACGGAATACACGGTTTCTTCTGGAGTCGTAAACTTTTTAGAGTCTCAGAGAAGTGATGTTGCTGTTATTACTAACTTCACAAATGCTGAAAACAACGGAACATTCCCAGTAGTAGGTGTTTCGGACGATGGAAGTGTACTTGTTGTTGATAATCCAGACGGCATCGATGCCGTCGGTCAAGTCGTAGCGGCTGGATCTTTTGTTATCTCAGCTAAAATTAGAGAGGGAGATAGCGTAGTTATAGACGATTCTTTTGCTACTCTAAACAGGGGTACCTTTAGGGTTATTAGACCATATAGCAATAGTTTTTATATTGAAAATATCAATGCCGTAGAAGAAGTTGTCACTGTTGCAAGTAACCTGCGTTCATTGGGTTTCAGTGGAACAACAGAGTTTGATGTTGTAGTGTCCAGCGGCGTTATGCGTGTTGAGTGGAACTCTGTAGGTACACAGCCAACCCTTAGCCTTGCTAAGTTTGGAGACGTGGCTACTTTTGGTACCGACTTTGACGCCGACAATCAGGGTAATTTCATGGTTTTGAAATCAGGGGTTAACTACATTGAGGTTGCCAACTCAAAGGCCGTAGTAGAAACCAACCTAACCATAACAGACGTATTTGAAGCCCACAACCCTTCTGTTGTTTTTTCTGATTACGACGCAACCGTTGTCGGAGATAGATTCATCAATTCAGGCGATGTATTTGATGGGGATAACGTTGGAGATTATTCAGTAGTAGCAGTTTTAGATAGAAACACTATTGTAGTCGGATCTATTTTGGCTTCTAAAACAGCCGTTCAACTAGCTGATAAATTTATTCAAGTATATATTGAAGAGTTTCTCAAGTATGTTGGGTATAAACAAATCTACAGTAAGGCTGTTGATCCTGGAAATTCAAGCAGGACAGATCTTATATTCACCACAAACGATCAGTATTTGAAGTCAAACAGAGACGCAGGTGAAGTGTCTGTTTATGCCATAGGAAAGTTGAATTTCTCTACTAGCGTTAAACTAGGGTTAGATTCCTATAAATTCAACACTGGATTAATCGCAGAGGCAAACAGGATTACCTACGGAGATCCTAGAGATAATGCAAGCTATCCAGGAACATCGGCCGCCGGTGCTGAAATCTTTATTAAGTCTTCTCTAAAGAGACGGATAAGGGTTGGAGTTGGAGTTAGGGTAAATACAGGAATACCCTTCAGTAAAATCGCAGAACAGGTTAGGAATAACGTCTCTTCTTTGATTAACTCTTCTGGAGTTGGTGTTAGTATTGCCATTTCAGACATTGTGTCTGTTGTAAACAGCATTCCCGGTGTAAAAGCGGTTAGTATTACCTCTCCATCTTACAACATTACAAACGATGTAATAGCTGTAAATCCTTCAGAAAAAGCGTTTATTATAGACCCTATTAACGACATTCAAATCTCGAAAGTTGGATAGAATGAGTATTGAAGACGAACAAAAGCGATTAAGAAGCTATCTAAACCCTAGCATTAGAGGCCCAGGAACTGACGCAGTTCTAAACGCTCTATCTACGGGTGCTTCCTACCTCATTAACAATGTAGAGCAAATCAATGACATGCTTTATGTAGTTACCGCTGAAGGGCAGTATCTAGACCAACTGTTAGCTGGAAGAAACATTACAAGGCCAGACAACGTAGGTCTGGCAGATGAAGCGTTTAGGGAAATTGGGATAGCCATTTCTACTAGGAAACAGGTTAGGGACTTGGTTCATGAAATTTTACGTATCGTATATGGAGAAGATTTTGTAAGGGCTTCAATACAGGCTGAAGAGCTAGAAACGTATGCATTAGAAAATGGTGATAACTTAATCGTTAGCTTTGATGACCAACCACCCGTAACAATAGTCTTTAAAGCCTCTCAGTTTTCTAACATAAATTCAGCTACAGCCCAAGAAGTGTCAGACGCTATTACTAAAGAAACTAGAAGACTAGGAAGAAGGGGCTCTGCAATAGCCAAAGACGACGGTATTGGTGGGTATCCCGTCTTAATATCTGAAACTAACGGACCCAGCTCTTCAGTAAGAGTGTTGGGAGGTAAGGCTCAAAATAAATTAAGGTTTGCCGAGATAAGGCAAACTACCGGACTAGCCGCGACTCAGTGGACTATCAGTATTGAAAACGGCGGTATCATTAGAGCCACATGGTCTGGCGGACCAGACCCCTCTGTAGGTAAGGTCAATAAAGATGACTACGTAAATATATATGGAACTGCTTTTAGCGCAGTAAACAGAGGCACTTTTACAATAACAAACTCTCATGGCGGAGTCTCAGGAGAAGCCTATGTTGAGTGGGAAAACCCAACAGGTGTTTCTGAAACAACAGCTCAGGGAAATGATGAGGGTATTTTATTTTTTAGCCCAGAAAGAAAGACTCTTGTTTCTAAAAACACTTTTGCAGCGGCTTTTCAAACAGAAAACAGACTTTTAGAGGTATTCATGCCAGCTACCACCAAGGTAGTTAGGAGAAACAGAATAGGATCTACACACTTTGTAACGTCTGGCTCTGGACTACCGGACGAACTAGGCCCGTATATTTACGATATCACCAAGGCTTACGTTATTGGTGGAGAAGAGTGCGAAACAACTCAATTAGTAGATGGAAATGCAGAATTATTGATTACAGTAAACAATGCCTCTGATATTCCAGACAAGCAGGGACACTTGGTGTTTGGGTTTGGGACTAGCAGAGAAGAAGGGCCCGTTCCATACACCGCACGTCCTTCTAGCACTCAGTTGTTGCTAAACCCTTCTTATGTGTTTGAGAATTCACACCCATCTGGGACAAACATTTCTTTGATTTCTCAAAACTTCCCATTTGATCCAGCTACGGATGGGACTTCATATCAGTCGTATATTACAGACGTAGTGGCAGGACGTTTGTACGCTGAAGAGCTTATTCGATTAGTAGCTGCTACAGGTATTCAGCTAGTGTTTTATATTCTTTATCCCGGAGACACAGGACTTGGTCATTGGGGAACTGTTAACTCTGAAATCACAAAGATATTCGGACCAGACCCAGTATAGGGAACAGTATGATTTTTTACAAAAATACAGGTGGTGGGTTATCAGTCAATCAATAGTACTAAAAGGGGCCGAGTGCAGTTTGTATATCGGCGGTAAGCTTTACCCAGAGGCTCAAAGCATTTCTTACACGGTTGATTACGGTCAAGATTTCATATATGGAATTGACTCTTTTTTTCCACAAGAAATCGCTATCACTAAAGTGTCAGTTCAGGGCTCTGTTTCTGGTATTTTTGTAAAGCTATCTGGCGGACTTCAAGGCCACGATGCGCTGACAAAGATTAATCAAAAGCTTTTTGCTCCGTATGTTTCATTTGAAATAAGAGAGCGCCAGTCTGACACTAAGATTATATTTATCCCACAGTGTGTTGTTAGCGCAGAAACAATGAGTATCCAAGCAAAGGGAACCGTTAAACTTTCTTTTACGTTTAAGGGGATTATTCCCTATTCTCCGGTTGACATGAGCTAGTATTGTCGTTTTTTGTTGGGTTTTCATCCCCATAAACGTCATTCTCTGGCAACGCATCACGTTCTGTCCATTCGTCTTTGTAAGTGCTTGATTTTACGTTTTCTTTCATAAATAACTCCTATTTTACAAACTAATCACTTGCTTAAGAAACTTAATGTTAAGAGCTTCTTGATTTTGTTGAGCAGCGTCATCATCTTTACCGGCATCCTTGGCAGATTCGGTGGCATAGGTGGCAGCTTCGATGGCATAATGGGCGGTATAGGCTGCAGCATAGTCAGCTTCGGTGGCATAGGTAGCATAGGCATAGTTGGCGGCATAGACGGCAAAATAGACGGCAAGGGCAGCGCTGGCGGAATCACTGGAAACACAGGCAGCACTGGAAACAAAGCGGGCACTATTGGTAGCGCTTATATGCCTCCTAACCTCTAATAGTTGAGCATATGTCAAGATATTGAAATTATTAACGGTTTTAAGAAAATTGATGCAATCACTAAGGCGTTTGTCACCTGGATGCTTATCTTCAAACATATGTAATACACTTTCAGCGCATAGCGTTGCCCATTTAACCAGTTGATTCCTGATTAATACCTTCCTTGCAATCCAAATTTTATCGTCGTAGTCAAGATCAGGTAAGTCCAGGAAATCATTAAGACTTCCGCTAAAATCAGCATGGTGTTCTAGAAAAACCTTATACCTGTCAGCACAGGGTTTAAGGCTTTTCAAGAATTCTTTGTTAATTTGCATAAACTGTCTCCTGTTAGTGGTATTATAACCTATACAGAAAAATAGTCAAACAATAGATAAACATATAAAAACGCAATCTTTACCATATCGTTCATTATAATCTTTAAATAACTTCTAATACAAAAAACCAACAATATCAAAGACTTATAGCATGATTCGTTCCAGAGTAAATTTTTTAGGACAAATGAGGTTGGACGTTCCCCACATGAGGGCTATTGAGTCTGGAGGTTCTAACGATTTCGATGAGTTACTCTCCTCACTCATTACTAACGAAAATAAATCTTATGTAATTCGCGGTTTTGAGCTAGAAATGGCAGGCTCTATTGGGGCGTCTGCTTCCAATCTACAGATGATTGTGTCTGGTTCTGCCATGTTGCATGGACAATCCAATACTTCCGGTACATTCTTTCAAGTAAGAGAGGGAACTGCGAATGAAACCCTATCGTCCACCACTAATTCTAAAATTGTAGGTGCGTTTACGCCCAGTGCTCTAAACTATGTGGGGCTTGAGTTTATTCGTCAAGTTGACGACTCTACTGCTATTCAAACCTACTTGTGGAATCCTACCGTAGGCGCTGAAATAGTAAAAACCCTTCCCTTCCTTGAGACTCTTGATTTTCAAATCATAATCTCCTCTACCTTGTTCGCATCTAACGTTATCCCTATCTCTATAGTAGAAACTGACACTGCAAACAACGTACTATCTGTCCAAGATCGTCGCCCTATGCTATTCAGATTGGGAACTGCAGGTGTAAGCACTCCAGACCCCTTTTATGATTATCCATGGACTAACGATTCAGAGGGCAGAGTAGAAAACTACTGGCAAAGTTCGTCTTCCTTGAATTCTCCCTTTAGAGGTGGAGATAAGCAGATTCTTTCTTTCAAAGAAAACGACGACGCTCTTAAGACAGAAATAAAACTACTCAAGGGTACTAATTATTGGTATTCTCCTGCTATTGGTGGCTCTATTTCGGGGCTTCGTTACGATGTAGCCAATACTCTCATGACAGGTGAAGGAACTATCACCCATAGCTCATCCGTCGCTGGCCAGATGAATTGGGATGAGAATATTTTCCTTACGGTTATTTCCTCTCGTCTTAAGTATAAGCTAGAGGCATATGCCGCCGGTACTAATCTAACACTAGCAGACGGCCAAGCTGCCTATATTAATATTATTCGTAATCAAGACATAACTCCACAGCTTATTTTCACAAACGGCTCTGGAGTAGTAACATCTGTAGGCTCAGTCTCCTGGACCACCCTACTAGAGGCAGATGATTTTATTAAGGTTGGCTCTGATGAAGATACGGAATACTATCAGATTTTAAGTATTGACTCTACAAGTCAAGTTACCCTTAAGACAGTATTCACTGGAACATCTACCGGTATCAACGGTATTGACGCTAAATACGCATACGGCAATTATCGCACAAACGCAGCTCCATCAACTGACCGACACATCAAGATTGCAGCAAGACAAGATGTTCCATTTGATGCAAATACTTACTGGCTAATGTTCAGAGACGACAATGGCGGTATCCCAAGGGTATATGTACGTTTCCTAGGTGCAGAGCTAGAACAGGGCGAGAGCCTTCATATTTCAGACGGAGTACCTCTAGCGGTACTTCAATACACTGGAAGTTCAGGAGACGGCGACAGTACTCCAGATTACACAAACGCTACTGTTGTTCCTGAAGTTAATCACTACCTAACTGACGGTGATAACCTAACTAAAGGGATTAAATCTCTAGACAAGTCTCTTTACAGCGTTGCCACTGCTGCCGCTGCTTCTTTGTCTCAATTGCGCATCACTCCTCATGAAACCCTAAGCGACTCCGTTCGTATTAGCGGTGCAGACGCGATTCTTGCTAGCGGCATCACACTTACCCAGTCAATGAAGAACTTGGTACTCTCCTTTGAGGGTGCTGTTGTTGATTTTACAACTGGTGATGTATTCAAGTCAGACGGGGTAACCGCTTTAGGTGTAAACTTTACTCCGTTCGCCTTGCCCGCAGGAGAATCGATTTGGTACGCAGTCACCCTTACCTCAAGCATTTCAAATTCAGAAAACGAAATAACAGCTACTATTTCTGTAGTTCCAGCCTCCACGTCTGAAGCCGTTGTAGCCAATGCTCCTAAAGCTAAATACACCAAAGGGATTGCTCTTGGTCAGGTTCTAATCACTGATACCGCTGGTGTGATGGATGATATTGAATCTGATCACATTCTTCAACTAGGTGTTATAGGCGGCTCCGGCGGCTCCGGCTCCGGCTCAGGCGAAGCTAAGGTAAATCTCATTGACCCTGTCTCCACCACCCTTCCCGCAGGTGTAAGTGCTGTAATTGATGACGTGACGATTGCCGACGATGATATTGTGTTGTTTACTAATCTAGCTGTAAATAACAACCGTGCTTATAAAGTCTCAGGAGTTGGTGTTGCTCTTGCGTGGGCCGCTCAAGATATCTTTGAAAACGGAATAGACCCGGTAGGTGGTGAGATTGTTAGGGCTACCGAAGGTGCTGGGTTTGAAGGAACTGCGGGTGTTTATAACGATTCAACATCTTCCTTTAATTTTAACGACTATGTTCGCTACTTCAGCGGCGCTAATTATTACGAACAATCTTCTTTAAAATCCTCTACCATTGCAAATAATACAATAGGTACCCTGTTCACAGTAGCCTCGGCTGGCTCTGAGAACATGATTGTAGACTTTTCTATCGTTCGTAACGGTATTAAAGAAACAGGCACAGTAGTTATCACGACCAACGGTACAGACATTAGCTCACCTAAAACAGGTGCCGGTACTGGTATTACTGGCGTTGATCTTTACGCCGAGATTTCCGGCTCTGATGTTCTATTCCGTTATAATGCAGACGCATCCGGTTCTAATGGATTGGTTAAGTACTCCGTTAAGCGTTGGTCAGACTCAGTAGGCGGCCCCGCTGGACTTCCTAACTACTCAGGCTCTGGTATCTCAGGAACCTTGGCTGGCGGTGCAATTACCGAAATCCAATTCCACGGTGCGGGTGGGCTTCTAGACGGCGACGCTAACATGCGTTGGGATAATTCCGAAAAACAAATCAATTTAAATGGTTATTATATTGGTAAACTCTCCTCTCCGTTTACAATTGCTGACAATCAAACTACGTCCGCTACTGTAATCTCTTATGCAGCTGCTACTTATCGCAATGCTGTTATTGAGTACTCTATTGAACGTAATGGCGAGAACAGATTGGGTACGTTATTTGTTGTTAATAATGGCACCGCGGCATCTATCAGAGACGAGAACGGGGATACCGGGGGCGTTGGAATTGACGATATCGCAATTCCTTTTACCGCAACTATTTCAGCAGGAAACGTCTTGATTCAATATACTTCCAGCAACACTGGATTTACCGGCGTCTTTAAAGCTTCAATGCGCAGGTGGTCATAATGATTAATACAACTAAATTTAGTGGTCCAGTTAGGCCTGGCATTTTGTCAAGTGATCCAGTTGATCCCAAAAACGGCGATATCTATTATAATAGTTCTTTGGAGGTATTTCGCATATACCAGGCCGGCACATTTAAAACAGTTGCTGATACTTCTGCTATTATCTCAGAATTTATTGACTCAGGATTTAGGATTCAAAATAGCAGTGACTCTACAAAGAAGATTGCTTTTGACGCCGCAGCTATTGCTACCTCCACAACGAGGACCTTAACTCTTCCCAATGCGAACGTTAACCTAGGCGAAGTAAACTCAAGCATACAGACTGACGGATCACGGCCATTTGCAGCCGATCAATCCGTCGGTGGTTTTAAACTAACCAACCTGGCTTCTGGTACCGCTTCTGGTGATGCTATAACTAAAGCACAGCTTGATGCGATCTCTTCAATCATTCAAAACTTCGAATGGCAAGAATCCGCAATAAGTGTGGAACTAGATTCCACGACAATTGTGGCCCCGTCTCTGGGCGACCGATACCTTGTTGCCGGAACAGGAACAAATGCTTTTGCCACCCATGACAACACTATTGCCGAGTGGGATGGTGCGGCATGGGTATTTACTGTACCTACTACTGGAACTTTTATCTCAGTGGATGATGAAAGCGACGGCTTATATCAGTTCGGCGGCGTGTCTTGGACGAAAAAATACTTTGAAGCCACTACTGCAAGCACTGGACTTGTTAAAGTTGGATTTGATGTTCGGCTGGATACCAGCTCTGCCGGTGACGGTTTGGGTTTCGCTGGCGGTACGTTAAGCGTAAATGTAGATAGCTCAACAATTGAGATTAATGCCGATATCCTTAGAGTAAAAGACGCGGGTATTACCTCTGCAAAGCTAGCTCCCTCATTAGATCTAGGGACTCCATCCGTTCTGGTCGGTACCTACATTACCGGAACTGCCTCAGGACTAACCGCTGGAAATGTAACTACTAACGCTAACCTAACAGGACCAATCACTTCAGTAGGTAACGCAACCTCTGTAGCTAGTCAGACCGGCACCGGTAGCACCTTTGTAATGAACACGTCTCCCACACTAGTTACTCCGAATATCGGGGCGGCTACTTTAGGTGGGGACATGACTCTTGGGACAAACGTTCTAATCCACGGATCTGGCGGATTAAAGCGAGGCACGTCAACTAGTAATTTTGTACAGGAAGAGTATTTTCACAGTATTGCGCTATCTGCATCCCAGACAAATATTACGATTACTGAACTTACTTTTGCCCACGCGACTTACGCTGCCTTAAAAATGACCTATTATATTAAGGAAGCTACGTCTAATGACGTTCGTATAGGGGATTTGCTTGTCGTAAGTAATGGTACGGCAATCGACTTTGTGGATACTGGCGCACAAACAGATCCTACTGGAATTACATTTTCAGCAGTAATTAGCGGTTCAGATGTTATTATTCGTTATTCTTCTGGTTCAAACGGAGCTACACTAAGAGCAGATGTGAAAAGATTCTTAGCTTAATTCACATATTCTCTTTAAGGATTGATGGAATTAAAGAGGTGTTAAATGTCAGATAATTTCAAGCAAATTTCTAAAGGGATTGATCTTAGTCCCCAATCCGCGGACCCTACTAGTCCTGTTGATGGCGATTTCTATTTTTCAGATGGAACTGCACGCGCAATTGGTCTTTGGCAATATAAAGATGCTGTATGGGCAGCTATTGCTGGTACTGGCGGCGTAGGCTCTGGAGGCTCAAGCAGCTTAAAAAATCTAACTATTTTAGGATATACTCTAAGTGATGAAACTGTATTTAATAGTACCTTCACTACAGATCTAAGTGGCTGGACAGTAGGTGCGGGCAATACGCAGGTAGCTCCTGGATATTTACAACAGACTTATAGCGGCGGTGGTGGTCCAGCCAGTCAAGTAGTTGCTACTATAACGGGCCGCACGTATTCTTTTTCTGGTACTTCCAGAATGACAAGCGGAAGCGGTACTGCTTTTATACGGATTTACAACGGCACCGACAGTTCTGGAACTTTGTTACTACAAACTAGCAACACCACTACAAGTTGGGTAGTGCAGACTGGAAGTTTTGTAGCCACATCAGGGACCGTATTCATACAGCTATATAACGGGGGCGACCCTGTTACTATGCAGTTCGACGATATTTCGCTAAAAGAAAGAGTCCCGAACGCATATACGGTAATCAATCCAGACGATCACGGGAAAGTAATTAACATTGACAGTTATTCCGGCAACGTACCCGTAATTCTACCGGCTCCTAGTGCTGGTTTTATCGTAACAATTAAAGATTACACGGGCAACGCTTCAATCGGTAAAATATCAGTTTCAATGACCGGCAATCTAGATGGTGCTCCCAGTGTCGAAACCCTCCGTACAAATTACACGGCTGCTACTTTTATTTCAAACGGTACAAATTGGTTTAGGATTGGAAGATTTTACGGAAACGGTATTCTAGCTAGAGGTATCTTTGGCGGTGGACTACCTAGTAACTCGGCAGTTATTGATTATATATCCATACCTACGGCTTCAAATGCTACTTCATTTGGATCTTTGTCAGTCGGCCGAATACAATTGGGCGCGTACTCCAGTGCTGTGCGCGGACTATTTGTGGGCGGCTCTACTGGTTCAGATTCAAACCTAATAGACTATGTCTCTTTTTTAACACTAGCGAACGCGACTTCATTCGGTACTCTTACAGTTGCCAGATTGTATGTAGCCGGATGTGGTAGTGCTACACGAGGTGTAGCGGCTGGCGGCGACCAAGCTACTGTTCTTAAAAACACAATCGACTATGTAACATTTGCGACAACTGGGAATGCTATTAATTTCGGAAACCTTACTGTAGCTAGATCCGGTACGGGTGCCCTATCTTCCCCAACTCGCGGGGTTTGGGCTGGCGGTAATGACGGAGCGGAAACTGCGCTCATGGATTACGTAACCATAGCATCTACCGGAAACGCGACAAACTTTGGTAACTTAACAGCCGCTAGAAACTATGAGTGCGGCGCTTCTAGTTCAACTAGAGGTTTGTTTGCCGGTGGAGGCGCTGCCGGTGTAGTCAACGTAGATTACATTACAATCGCTACTGCGGCAAATGCCATCAATTTTGGCAGTTTGGCAGCAGCACGAACTCAACTAGCCGGGTGCTCTAGTCCTTTAAGGGCCGTATTTGCCGGTGGTTATGATGGCGCGGGTGCAGCATTAAATATGGTTTACTTCACTATCGCGTCTCTAGGAAACTCAACAACTTTTGGTAACTTAACCGTTGCCAGACGAGCTTTCGGCGGCTGTTCTAACGTACATGGAGGCCTCTAATGGCTGATAATTTTTGGAATATTAGCAAAGGAATCAGCCTTAATCCTCAGGCTAGCGACCCGCTAAACCCTACTGATGGCGACGTTTACTATTCTGATGGTACGTTCAGAGCCAAAGGTGTCTGGCAATATAAAGACGCAGCTTGGGTAGTAGGCGGCTCTGGAACTGGAGGTATGGCTTCTGGAAGTACTACTTCTGTAAAAACAGCAGACTACACTATTGTTGATTCAGATAAGGGCAAGATTGTTTTAGTAGACTCAACTACTGGACCTATCGATATCACATTGCCCGCACCTACTGCCGGATTTGTCGTAACCGTTAAAGATTCGGTCGGACTAGCTGCTACCAATAATATAGTTGTTCTTCCTGTTTCTCCAGCCACGCTAGATACTACCGATGGTCTTGATGTTTTAAATCTAGGATACCAAGCGGTCACTTATTTGGCAGACGGGACGAATTGGGCCCGTATATCTTATTTTGAAGGTGCGTCTCCAGGGCAGCGTGCCATATTAGGTCTAGGATTTTCAGTTTCGTTAGGTAGCATTTCTGTCAACAGCATGGATTATTTCAATATCTCGGTATTGGGGAATGCCGCTGATTTTGGAGATTTAACAGTAGCCAGGTACTCAGTAGGTGCGGTATCGTCCTCTACTCGCGGGGTTTGGGCATCAGGAGATACTGCCGGAGGCGGTTCTGGTGTTGCTACTATGGACTACGTGACAATTGCCACACTCGGAAATGGCATTAACTTTGGTAATATTTCAGTAACTAGAAACGCACTTTCAGGATGCGGGTCTTCCACCCGTGGGGTTTTTGGAGGCGGTTTAACGTCTGGTGTTGGTACATACCGCAACACTATTGATTACATTACAATCGCTACTACTGGAAATGCCGTAAACTTTGGCATTTTAACATTAGCTCGCGGACAGTCGACAGCTTGCTCTAATTCAACCAGAGGAATTTGGGCTGGTGGTAATACTCCTACTAAACAGACTACAATCGACTATATCACAATCGCTACTACTGGGAATGCCACAAGTTTTGGTGCCCTTGTAGAGGCAAAGACCGAACAGTTTTCGTGCTCAAGTAATACACGCGGAGTCTTTGCCGGTGGAAACGGAGCCGTAAACTATAAAACGGTTATCGAATATGTGACTATCGCTACCACAGGGAATACTACAAATTTTGGAAGTTTAACAGTAGGAAGATCCTCTGCTGGAGGCACTTCAAGCACCATTAGAGGCGTGTTTATTGGTGGTAACACTGGTGCCGATTCTAACGTCATCGACTACGTAACAATTGCTACTACAGGTAATGCTATTGATTTTGGCGATATGTTTCAAGCAAGATATTTCGGCGCAGCGGTTTCTGATTGTCACGGCGGCATATAATTGTGGTATTATAATAAGAGGTTAATGTGTCAAAGAATTTTTTCAAAATAAATCAGGGAATTAACCTTAATCCCCAATCTACAGACCCGGCGAATCCTATCGAGGGTTCTTTTTACTATTCTGACGGTACTGTTAGAGCTAAGGGATTGTGGCAATATAAGAGCAGTGTTTGGACGATAGTAGGTACTGCCGGTGGATTAGCTTCTGCTGGTGCTAGTTCTATAAAAACAGCAGATTACACTGTCGTATCTACGGATAACGGCTCTGTTATTGAAGTTAATTCAACCTCAAATGACATTACCATAACCCTACCGACTGGACTTGTTACCGGATTTATAGTAACCGTAAAAGATCTATACGGGACGGCTGCGACTAAAAAGATTTTTGTCAATCCAAGCTCAGCCCAAATTGACGGAGCCAGCGGAATTGACGTTATTGATGTAGCTTTTAACTCTGTTAGCTACATTTACGACGGTACGTCCTGGTCTAGATTTGCAAATTTTGCAGGAGATAGTACCTCTGTTAGGGGTTTGTTTGGCGGTGGCGATGCGCCTTCATCTGCTATTGAATATATATCAGTAGCAACAACAGGTAACGCTATTAGTTTTGGAAATTTGACTCGCACCGGTTATTTTGTCGCCTCTATGGGAAATAGAACGCGAGGTTTGTGGGCGGGATCGTCTGCGTCAAATATTATTGACTACGTGACCTTCTCCACTCTTGGGAACGCCATTGACTTTGGTGACCTTACAGTTGCTAGGTCTGAGACATCTGCCACAGCTAATAACACACGCGGGTTGGTGGTCGCGGGTACTAATGCCGGAAGGAGAGACATAATAGACTATGTGACTATTGCTACCTTAGGTAACGCTGTGGATTTTGGAGATTTAACAGGTCTAAGGACTGGTGTTGCAGCATGTGCCTCCACCACACGCGCTATCTTTTCTGGTGGTAACACACCTTCTGTTTTGAATCTCATCGACTACGTGACCATTGCGACTATCGGAAATGCCACAAGTTTTGGCACTTTGGCCAACTCTAGGGAATACTCTGCCGCATGTTCGTCTTCTACCAGGGCAATGATTGGCGGCGGTGACGATGGCCCCGTAGTTCTTGCCGCAGAATATTTGACAATAGCCACTCTTGGAAACGGAACAACTTTTGGTAACTTGACCCTTGGACGGTGGGGTTTAGCTTCCTGCTCTAGTCAGGTCAGAGGCGTTTGGGCTGGAGGTTTCAATGCCGCTGCATCTTTGTCTTACAACACAATAGACTACGTAACTATAGCTACTACTGGCGCAGCAACAAGCTTTGGTACTTTAACAGTAACAAAAGCCGGTTTAGCTGGTTGCTCTAACGGACACGGTGGCCTAACCTAAAGCTTAAAAACGTGGTATTATAAACATAGGAGATAATATGAAAAGAGTAGTCAGGTATTTGCTAGAAGGTGATGGATCTGTACCAACATTTGTGGTGTCTGGTGGATTCTTTATGGTCGGACCAGAGCTTGTGGGTGTTTCAGTAGATGAGTCTGAAAGACACGTACCACTTAGTGTCGCTAGGTTGACAAAACAACAACTCGTTGATCGTTTCACTTCAATGTCACCAAACAGGGTAACCTCTCCCGGCAATGAAGAGATTGTACCGATGAACGCTCAGGACATTGCAGACTACGTTGACGCTTGGTTGACTTCACAAGGAATTCCAGATTATGTCTAAAGACCTAGAAAATCAGTCTCAAAACAATGAAATTCAACTAGTAAACGAATCTTCGTTGAAGTCTATTATCTCTTATGCCCCTGAGCATAAGGAAATGGTAGAGATTATTCAAGCTAACCTGCCTGAATTACAGCGTGCAACGTCATTGTTTGGAAAAGCCCAGTCCCAGTTCATGGATAACATGCTCACAGTGACGCATACCACTCCATTGAGGAATTTGAGGCAAATTCTAGCCGAGATTGAAAAAACCAAAAGTGCCTTGAAAGAGGCTCACTTTAGGACTCAAAAGAAATCAGTAGAAGTAAGAATGAAGCAACGTGAGTTGGAAAACGAAAAAGACGAACTAAAAAAAGAGCTTCTAGACATTGAAGTGTCAGAGTTGAGGTCCCAGGCATATGACTCCGGTCTTTATATCTCTGGCGCGGTTCGTGCTCTAACCAATCATATTGAACAGTACAATTCAATCATGAAAGCCCACGGCATTAAGGACTTTAATGAGATCGACTTTGAGTTAGAAGAAGAAAAATATCATATCCAAAAGGCATTTGAACAAGGATTGTGTGCCGCCCGCTCGCATCAAGGGTTTATTGATGAAGGCAATATGATCTATTTTACCCAATTAGGTATAAATGGCTCTATGGCGCAAGCTGAAGTATCTGGATACCTCGAAGCCGAAAAGAGAATGATTCAAGAGAGTAGCACTATTCAATCGCTCTTAAACAACCCGGTAGAGTTTGATAAGTTTAAAAAAGAACGACCTCAAGACGTGCAATTCATCAAAAAAGAGAATGTTCAGTATCCCACCCATCAGATGTTCCTGAGTTTCTTAGAAGCTATGTCTTCAAAATACGCAGGTTCCGCTAAATCTTATGCTGAATACAAGGGTATGACTGGGACTATTACAGAGTCAGCGTCTCTTTTGACCGGCGATATGCGATTGCTTTTGAACGAAAAAACTACCTGATCATATCAGATTCGACTTTTCTATGGTGGGAAGATTTTGAATCATAGTTACTCAAACAGGTTTCCTTGTCTAGCCCAAACATGTTGTCGCAAGCATGTTTGGAGGTAGAAATACAGCTACACAATAAGAGCAGAATAATCAACTTCATTAAGAAATCCTTTGTTTAAAACCTTCTACTTTCGATACTCTCTCAATTTAAATCCGCAAAGATAAATCACTTTAAAGTCCCATTCTCAATCTTGGTTCCTGAGGAAGCCTCAACAAATTTAGCTTTTGCTTGAAGATCTTTGATGTTTTTCGCACCACTGTAGGTGAGTCCAGAGCGCAATCCGCCTACAATATTAAGTACGATTTTTTCGGTTTCGGCTTCGCATTTATAGGGAACAGTTACACTAACACCCTCGGGGCATTTGTAGTTGCCAGCCTTAGAATACTCTTCGTATACATCTTCTGAAGCCATCCCACGGTATGTTTTATACGCCAAAAAATTAACGGTGGAAACCCTACCTGGTGTGTAGTAACTACCAGCAAACATAGAACCAAGCATAACGAAGTCAGCACCGGCGGCTAAAGCTTTAACAATGTCTCCTGGGTGTTTTAACCCTCCATCGGCAATGACACTGTTGTTCGGAATAGCACTAGAACACTCCATAACAGCACTTAATTGTGGATACCCGTGGCCTGTCTTATCTCTAGTAGTGCAAACACTACCTGGACCAACGCCGACTTTCACTATGTCCGCACCTTGATCTACTAAAAACGCCGCTCCATCTGCTGTACACACGTTCCCGGCTACTATTACAATGTCATTAGCCTTGTTTTTAAGCCATTTAAGGGCATCTGACATCATACTAGAGTGTCCATGAGCAAGGTCTAGCATGTACCGTCTACAACCCGCCATGTACAGCTCTTCAAAGCGTTTTTGATCATTAAGACCTAAAGAACAGAAGGTATTCTCAGGACTTTGTAGGTATTGTTCAACATTCTCTTCAACTGTCATAAACCTATGCAAAGAGCCAATTCCGCCCTTTCTGTTGATGTATTGCATCATGTCTACTGAGGAAATTGAGTCCATGTTAGCGGAAAAAACGGGCAGTTCAGCCGTAACCTTACCGCATTTAGACGTAATCTGAGTGGACACGTTAGCACGAGATTTAATTTCAGAATATTGCGGAATCAAAAGAACGTCTGAATAAGTTAGGGCTTTTTTCACAGCCACCCCTTAGACTTTGCGATAGTAGGAAACTGTTCACAAAAAATCTGCTTAATTTCATCGGCAACTTCTTTGTGTTCTAATTGAGTTCCGTTTTTAGTCCTTAGATCGATGTAATGCATCCAATTTCTAATATTATTAGTCATATAGATAGTGGTTTGAGTAGACAGCGGCAATAGAAAACGGGCCTGCTCTTTTGCAATACCCCTAGAAAGAGCCTCTTTGTAGTCCTTAAAAGACCTTTCCCAGTTTTCCCTCTGAACATTATTAAACCACTCCTTATCTTCATCATGCATGTCGTCTACAGAGTTTTGGCGATTTTTCAAGTCCTGCCTACGTGCTGGATAAAACTCGTTATTGGTAACACCTGAATATCGTTGGGAAAATTCCTGAAATACCGCACTCCTGTGTCTAAGAATTTGAGCAGCTATACCCCTGGATGTTTTGATTTCAACAGTAAAACTAACATGTTCAAATACGCTCCAGTGATTTTTTTTGATGCAATAGGTTAGCAGCTTAGGAGCGGTTTCATTGTTCATCTGGTTTGATGGGTTTGAAACTCGGGCTACGTAAGCTGTTAATTCTTCAGCAGATAGTGATTCAACTTCACTCCCAACAGCCTTGGTTATTGAGATTAGCTTAACCTTTTTCATCTAACATACTCCATTCATACTACGTTGTTCTGACTCTTCTTCGTACATTTCCTTCGTTCGTTCGTATTCGGATTTGCTGATAGGGTTTGGGTGATCAACCACTAGGAACTCTTGACCGTGGTCGCACCAGTGAACTCTCTTTACAACAACGCTACCACCAACCTGGTTCATTGTTTTATGGGTTTTGATAAGCTTACCGTCAACCATACCGATGGCGTAATACGTGTTTTCATCCATTTCACCCTGTCCAGGCATATGCTGACGATAGGGTTTTAGGGAATCCATTGACTTCATTTTGACTTTTTTAGTCTTCATATTCCTCTTCCCTGTCTTCAAAATCTTGTTCAATCGCCTTGAGCCCCAATAGCAGCCCATCTTTATCAAACTTAAAGACAATGCCGTTTTCTGTAGTAACACTCTGGTTGCTTTTGTTTGAAACAATATTGTACTCAACTTCAGCGTTAATCAGGGCTCGTTCAATGCTTTCTAGGTCTGAAATTTCAATAAAATCATCTGTAATTTTAGCCATATATCTCCTGTTTATATTGTACCACTAGTAATCAAACACGCTTTTTATAGTTCCCAAGTGCAAATCAGACACAAACCATAGGTCAATTTCCTCCACATATACAGGGTTAAACTTCTTACCGTGTAGGGAAGATCCGCAGTTAATAACTCGGTATTTCTTATTTTTATATATGATTTTCTCATCAAAAGACAAATGTGTATGCCCAGTTATTACGATATCTACATCTTCTGACAACATGTTTCTTTTGTCAATTCCCTCTAGGGTAGAAAGAGCCTGCGCATAGGCTCGTTTCCCGTGCAAGGAAAAAAACTTGTTAAAAACGCTGAATACAAACTCTTCAATATCGTGCATAATACTGTCTTCGCTAAACTGTACATCCCAGTACTTCTCATACTCCATAATCTTGGCTTGGTTAAACGTGAATTTAAGCTGATGCCCGTGAAGTGCTAAGACGTTTTTGTTTTTGTAAAATTCCTGGCTATCGCTAAAGTTACGCCTTAATAGTGCGGCATCGTGGTTTCCAACTACAAAAGAAACAATGTGTTTCCACCACTTTTCTGTTCTTTTTAGATAGTCACGTTCCGATTCGCCTACAATTGCACTTCTTTTTAGGTCAAATATATCTCCTACTCCGACAATTTTACCGCTGTACTTATTAAGAAAATGCTCTGGGCTATGAATGGTAGTCTGGAGTCTTTTATAGGAGTTTTTAGTTTCCCTAAGCAGTCTTGATAGCATCTTTAAATCCCAGAAGTTCGTGCAGTTGTTCAACCGTAAGCTCTTGATTTTGCAAAGCCATTTCAACCCTAGACATAGCAGAAGTGTACTCCAGTAGATCAATCATGTTCTTATTGACTACAACACTACCGTCAACACCCATCTTTAGGCACTGCTTAAGTCTTTGAATTGATACATTTAATTGGATACCACTCATCTTACTCCCCACTATTTATATCTTATAGTGCTTTGTCTGAATTGTCTACTATTACTTTGTGAACAATTCCTATTTCCTTAGCCATTACGGCTCTGTAAAAACGGTCGTTTGTCTTAATCAAATGATCCCATTGTTTTTCGGTCTTATTGGTGTGTTTTGCATAAATAGCACATAATTGCTTATGTATGCGCTTACACTCTTCAGCTTCGTCAACTAAATCCAAAAACACCTTGCCCTTGGCAGAACTGCTAACCGAGTGAAACATGAATACACAGTTTTCGTACATGTAGCGGTTATCACCGGCTAGAAAGATAATAGACGCACCAGACATAGCGCAACCAATGTTGTATGTGTTGATTACAACGCCAGATAGTGAGTGAATAAAGTCGTATAATCCAATACTTGAATAAGGATCGCCGCCGGTGCTGTTAATGTAGATGTCAATCGGCTTTTCTAGGGTCTTAGCCATCATTAGCTGGATACCCTTGATAACAACACCAGCACTTTCTGGGTCAATGTCGGTAAACAAGTGAATAATCCTGTCATCAACATTAACACCTGAGTTTATGAAGTTGTCAGTGTTGTCTGTATTAAGGCGCTTTGCTGTGCGTTTCATGTTTTCCTCAGTGCTCTTCTATATGCATGTTGCATGATTGACTTCCACTCTTTAACAGTAAAATCCCTTTCGGGAACAAAAAACTCCTGAGCATAGTCAATAATCTCCTGGTCATTAAAACCAGACTTGGCTAGCTCCATACCGATAGAGAACCACTCATTGTTTCGCCCTCTAGACTCATCAATTCCGTAGCTTAGTTTATTCAAAACCCATTCGGGAATTCCGTTAATGGTCTTGGGGATCGATGTTCTTACGTATTTTCTAATCTCAGCAGGGTTTAGTTTTGGGTGTTTTTGAAGCCATTTAGCTAAATCTGCGTATTTAACCTTTCCTTTAATTTCAATAAGTTTCTGAATCTCTTTCTTACCTGTCAGTCTTATATTACCAGGGAATCTGATCGACCTAGTGGGGTTTTTAGCAACCTGGTCTGCCTTGCTGGCAATATTTAAAATCCACTCAGCAACATCGCGCCACATCCCTTCACTAGGAAGATCTTCGTCTAAAACTATTCCAAAGTGCAGGGACTTATTCCCCGAAAATACACAAATGCTATAGGGCATGTCTAAACCTTTAATATAATCCATTTGCTCTTTAGCTGTACCGTCGTCTAATTCCACCATAAAACTACGCCATGCCGTTACGTTTTCATCCCGTCTAAAGCCATTAACTGGATTAATTGAAATCAAGTTAATCTGGCTTTCCTTGATGTGTTTAATCCTTACATTTTCATTTGGCGATAACATCTCAATATCACCATTCAAACTACCCTGTTCAACGCTTTTATAACCATAGCCGTCGTGGGAAACGCAAACCTGCTCTCCTGGCTTAAAAAATAGGTCTAAAAACTGCTGACTAGTTGATTTCATAGGGAAATGTTTAAAATCAAATTGCTTTTAAAGGCACTAATCGCACTTTTGTGTAGTTTTTCTTTGTTTTTAAGTTCCTTGAACAGAACGCTAACCACCATGTCGGCATGTCTAACGGCGGCTAGTTCAAATTCAACACCACCTTCTTCTGCACTTTCCATAATCTCTTTTTTAAAGTATAGCTTGAAATGAAGAGATGTTAGGTAGTAATACAGCCTGTTATTGTGTAAAGAAAGTGTCTTTACTTGTAGAAAAGTCAATAACTTAAGGGTAGATACTAGAAAAAATTCTTTAATTTTCAACATGTTATTCCTTTTTATTAAAAGTCTTACTTAACAGTTCTTTGTGCTTTTTTGCGTCGTTTTTGAGGCGAACCACATTCATAAATTCCTGATTGTATTCCACGTACCTACCTCTATCGTACCCTGTAATCACAGAAATACCAACAGCATCTTTGAATCTATTTTTTCTAAATATCCACTCAGTTCTAAGGTTTTCTCTGTCCATTTTAACCTCCATTGCCGTAGTGGCATGGTTAGAAATGGCCTTATAGCCCTCGATCCTTTCTTTGTATGAGCCGTTTGCCTCTGTAGCTGCCTTTAACTGAGAGAAAAGAATGGTAGGCGCGTTGTACTCACCCTTAAAATTATCAATAAAAGAGCCAAGTCTTTGCAAAACCTGCCACTGTGCAAGTGACGGGGCATCTACGCTAGTTCTAATATTTTGAATGTAATCAATTAAAACAGCGTCGTAGGGCTTTTCACCTGCAGCGGCTTGTTCTTTCAGAGTCTTATAGATGCTTACTATCCCCTCTAGAGTAGTGGTAGTTCCTCCTATGCCGTTAAACATATCGTCAATAATTTCAATACGTTGCATTAGGATGGGATATAGTCGCTTACACTCCACCAACTGTTCTTCCGTAATCTCGTCGTGGTTTGAGTAAACCCACCCCTTATTGAGGAATATAACCCTATTTAAAATGTCTGTCCTGTTTTCCTCATTTGTGACAATGAGTACTCGCCTACCTTCTTTTAAATAGCTACGAATAAAGTTGGCACATGTTGTGCTTTTTCCAGTACCAGTCTCAGCACCTATGAGGATAATGTTTCTTGGAAACAGTGCTACTTTGTCTTTAAATACATCCATGCCCAAAAAGGTAACAGCACCCTTGGCTAGCTTGATATACTCTTCGTTTTCTATAATTAATTTGTCGGATCTTTCCCTGATGTTCTTACCAATGGGAAGAGAGCCAAAGGCTTTTTTCTTGGCTAATCGTTCGGTAAGCTCCTGATGTTGAATGTCTACTTTATTTTTACGAATCTCGTATTCGCGTTCCTTTAGTAGAGCACTTTCCTCAATTGCCTGCTGAATGGGGTTTAGAGTAGACTCACTCATCTTCACAGCCCATTAGTTTCATATATTCATAATCCAGGACTATTGGCTTGTCTTTAAGGGAACTTAGGTCTACTACAGGCTCTTCGTTATCGTATGGAATGATATCACCATCTGTTATTTCGCTCACTATATTTATCTCTACACTGTCTTCTTCTATCTCTGCAATATCTCTATAAACAGCAGTAAATGCATAGTTAATCTTCTCAGCTAGGTATCTCTCGTAAGAGAGAGAAACACCCTCGTCCTTGAATTTTCTATTAAATCTTTGAATTATTTTAATTGCAAATTCTTCAAGGTGTTCTTTTTTGAATTCATTCCTCTTTAATTCCTGAAACAGGTCAATTAAATTGAACAACAGGTCGGGCGACCTAGGCTTACCCTTACCGATAATGTCGTTGAAGATAATCATGATTAACCTATAATACCACGGCTTTTAAATCTCTTAGCATTTTCCTAGCAGTCTTTATTTCTTCCTTGTACCTTGGTTTTTCTTTATTAACCGTTACAAAATCCCTTAGCCTGTGTTTCTTTTCGTTATGGTTCATCTTTTCAAAGTCTTCGCTGTTCTCATATAGGCTCATCCTATCCTCAAAGAGACTAAAGCTTTCTTCAGGATTTAGGTGATAGATGTCTTCGTTGTTTTCTGAAAACAAACATCTGTAGTCTTGTGCTTTAATTCCCTTGTTAGGGAGGTTTATTTCAATTATCTTAAATCCTTGAACATCGTATAGCTCTTTCTTGCTAGCATCTCTAGACAGCTTTTTAGCCTCCTTTAGCTCTGGCTTTGTTACCTTCCTGTAACCCATTTTCCTAGGGTTTTCTAGGATAGCCTCACTGGAAGCCGCCACTGACTCATTGGTAAAGGCAAAGGCAACCTTAATGTCCTTGCCTACTGTGATATTTCGTGCTTTTCGACCACAAACGGCTGAAGTGTTATACAGCCTTTGACGCAAGAAGCTAATCAGGTTGTTCCTGTCTTTTCTTTTCATCTCTATTTCGTCTGGAATTTCGTTGTTTTTGAGCTTATGTTTATCCACGGCTTTTTGGTTGGCCTCTTTGTTGTTCCTGAGTGAATAGATACTCATGTAGCTAATCATGTAAACATTAGTAACCGCAATGATATCGTCTAACCCGTATCCGACTTTTTCAAAGTTGGGTTTTAGTTTGTCGTACATAATACGGGCTGTTTGTTTTACGATAGGCTCAAACTCTGCAATCCATGTTGGGTCTGGGTTTTCTACTTTTTCGAGATACTCATGTCTAAGTATGAGCATTTCAAAATCATCCTTGTACGTGTATCTTTTTTTCTCAATAGGCAATTCATTATCAAAATCCATACTATTCCTCGTTAGAGTCTTCTTTTTTAACAGAATTAACAAACCATGCAGCGTAGATATGATTGTAACAAATAAAACACATATAACTAGACACAAGAAACCTAATAAAAGCAAAGGGATACATGCCGAACTTATCAAGTGATATTAAACTCATTAGGGTTTCGTATACTCCTAATGTGAACAGAATTACATTTAAAACTAGTCTTAGCATGTATAGCCTTTTAGACTACGCCTTGTTTGCTGTAGATTTGTTTTAGTAGTTTTTCAGCCATTTCATGGTTATTTTTAATTGCATCGATGTATTCGTTTTTAGAAGTAAAGCTTTGTCCATCGTAGTTGTATGTCCTATTGTTAGGACGTTCTACCAGGCTGAGCATTTTAGATAGCTCAAAAATCTCTTCTTCCATGTTCGTAATACCAGCGTTGTAATCAAAAGTAATTTGACCAGACCTACCGGCAGCACCGCGAGTGCTTTCGGTCATTTCAATATAGATTTTGTGACCAGAGAGCTGCGATTTGCCCTTAAAGTCTTTCATTTCGGTTTCTAGGCTTTCACCCGTAGCGGTTTTTTTGCCGTCGGCTGAATTATCCCTAGTGATTTTGACGAAGTACTCGTAAGTGTGTTTCTGAGCCCAACCGCCAGCCATTTTTTCTTTGGGGCCGTAAGATCCAGCTTCCATGTTGCCGCGAATGTGCGCGGTACTGATCAGGGCGATCTTATTGCGTCGTATAAAAGGCATAATAGCCTTTAGACCGTCCTGGATAGTTTTGGCATGATCACCCATCAAATGGTTAGTGATACTGTCCCTATTGGACTCCTTGACGCCTTGGATACCGGTTAATGAGTCAATGATAATGAGTTTAAGAGGCATTCCCTGCTCTACCATGGGGAAAATGTCTTTCTTAAGACGATCAAAAATAAATTCAGGCTCGTTTACGTTTTGAACGGCAAATCTATTCTCATCAATTCCCCAAAAGGGTTCAATCTTACCCATTTCACGCATTTCTGTATCAAACTTTAGTGCCATGTAGTCTTTATCCATGGAGTGAAGACCGGCAACAAAGGAGTTAGTCACTACAGACTTACCGGCTTTAGGTGGCCCCCAAAGTAGCATGAATTCCCCGAAAGGAAGTCCTGCGCTTTTGCTGAAAATCCAATTAAGGCTTGGGGACTTGGTTTTGATAGTGTTTTCAGGTAGATACGGGTTGTATTCCCTGTCAACAGCACCTTCCATTTTATTCAACTGAGTCATCCATTTAGACATCTTTACACCTTTCAAAATTGATTAGTACGAGAAATAACTTTTTTAATAGCGCGATACTGATTTTTAGCAGCGTTTACAATACTAATTCGCTCCACAGGAGTAGTTGTGACGATTTCCTTACCTTCAGCGTCGGTAGTGAGATTGTAGGTTAGCTTAGTCACTTTATTGCTAACACGATAGTCAGGCACTACAGGTAGTTTAAGTTTAAGTGCTTTGCGAATTTTCTTGGCTTTTTTTGCGTTCATATTAAAATCCTTTGTTTTGTTTAATGGCCCATTGAGGAATAGAGCGAAGTTTATAGTCAGGTACTAGTTCTTCTTTACCCAAAAGATCGAAGTCATATGCTTGAAGGTGACCACCCTTGCAATACATATAGTTGCTACAGATTTTTAGACCATCTCCATGTTTTTCCACTATTTCTTTCAGAGAATAGAACAGAATAATTGTTTCCATAAGCATCTCCTTTTTAAGCACCAGTTACTTGTTTAAGAAATTTAATATTTAAGGCTTGTTGTTGTTTAACACCATCATAGGTGTCACCGTATACTATAGCAAAATTGGTAGCATGGGCAGAGGTGGAAGTGCTGGCAGCACCGGCAGCATAGAAAGCAGAATGGTCAGCGGCAGCAAGGGCAGCATGGGCCGCATAGCGGGCAGCAAGGGCAGCATATTCGGCACCACTAGAGTCATATACTGTACTGTAGGCAGCATCATAGGCATCATAGGCAGCGGCAGCATAACTCTCAACCCCTAACCTTTCAGTATCAGTCAAACTATTGAAATCATTAACAGATTTAAGAAAATCGATGCAATTACTAAGACATTTATTGCCTGGGCACTGTTCTTCAAACATATGTACAACACATATGAACAACACTTTCAGCGCATAGCGTTGCCCACTTAACAGCTTGATTCTTGGTTAAAACCTTTTCTGCAACCCAAACTTTATCGTCGTAGTCAAGATTAGGTAAGTCTAGGAATTCACTAAAGCTTCCATCAAAATCTCCACTATGCCTTAGAAAACGCTTATAAATTCCAACACAAGGTCTAAGACTTTTCAGGAATTCTTTGTTAATTTGCATAAATATATCCCAGCCTCTCTTAACCTATTGTTACATATAATACCAGACATGTCAGCCCTTACAAACTAGAAGCCATTCTCAAAAACTGAAGATTCAAGGCTTGTTGATTTTGCCAAGCGTCATCATTAATAGAATTACTGGCAGAGCGGACAGCATTGGCAGCA